ATTTCCCGATGCAAAATTTCGGGTGGCCATTATAATTGAAACAGAACCTTGCCTTCTTAGCCAAATCCCTAAGGTCTTTTCTCACCTTCTTGACCTGCCCTTCCTCAATACCATCAAGGTCTTTGGGGAAACACATCTTGGCTACAAAGGAATGCCCATCTCTCTCATTAGGGTCATTATAGAATGCAATCCATTCCCTATCATTGGATAGTTCAGTGAACACATGTCCTTCTTGGTCCCCATAATCACAGTCTACCAGCAAGTGACCCTCTTCAGGCACAAATGCTGCCCTTGTCTCCTCTGTGGCTGGAAGCTGCTGGATATTGACACTTTTATCATTTGTCTGTGTAGTGGTATTCTTATCCTCATCCTCTTCTGCAATGTCATCATCTTTTGTCTTGCCTCCTCTACCCTTTCCTCCTGAACCGCAAGATAACCTCCCTGTATCCATCATTTGATTGAATGTTGGATGGATTCTCTGTGTTATTGGATTAATGGCATCGAGGAAATTCTGACCGAAAGATGTCACTACTTTAAAAGCTGCCGAATACTCAAGGTATAAGGGAACAATATCACTTTTATCCTTTTGCATTTCTATATACTTGGACTCTACAGACTCCCTCATCTTACCTATCTTCTTATCCTTGACCAACAAGTCAAATCCAAGTTCCTTGAATAGTCTGATTACCTGTTTGGAACTACTCCAATCAATAATACATTGAGGTCCTGTATCAAACTCAGAGAATAAGGAGGGTGCAGGGATTGCAACATATACACCCTCTTTGAGCTTGGCAGGCTTGCCCTTTTTATGGGAATCATAATTCCTTTGTATTAGGGAAGGGTCATTCTTGTCTAGCACATATTTGATAACCCAATCATTAAGCCTCTGCTCTGCAACCCTTAACCTCTCCTTATCCTTGACCATTTTAGCTTTCCACCTAGATGGGTCAAGTCTAATGCCACAAAATTCAATATATGCAAGGACTCTTACAAACTTGTTCTCTATTTCAAGAGCATTCTGCTGTCCCCTCTGTGCTATTATCTTCATTTGGGCATTCATTATATCCTCAAGATATACTACATCATTTGCTGCATAGACTATGACTTCCTCTGTTACACCTGCATGTATCTTTCCTCTCACAGTCTTATCCAAATAAACATGCAAGTACCTGTCACAACATGCTTGTAAAGACAGGGATACAATGCCGGGTGGAAATCCAAGGAATAGAATCTTCTCACCTAAATAAGTGTCATAGACATTTCTAATTACAATGTGTTCCTTATACAGCCATCTCAAGTCAAATTTTGCATTGTGGATGATGAACAGCCTATTACTTTCAAGATAGTCCTTGTACTGATTAATATCAACAGTTGTGCAATCTATCACCACTTGGTCTTCCTTATTTCCAAGTTGAAGAAGAAGCAGTCTCCCTGTCCATATCTCAGTCCCTGTAGTCTCAGTATCAAGCCCTACAATACTTAATGGATTCAGTACTTCAAATGACTCCTCTACAGTTATACACTTATACTTAGCACCTGAATACCCACCAAATAATTCCCTCTGTTCAGTAACATAGTATATCATTTCCTAATATAGGCTACCAATGATTTGAAATCAATCACATATTTGTACTTCTGAAAAAACAGGCTTCCCAATATGCCATGTAATTGAACACCTGAATCTTCCTTACCCTGCCTGAATGCACTATCCATATTAAGTATGGTAAAAGTATCTTCAAAGGAATTATCCTTATACTTGACTTCCATGGTACATGTAGGCATACTTGATTTAACCTCTCCATCTATACCAAAGGTATCCAAGTTTTCAGTGCATTCCTTGTAATCCAAATCTTTGATAACAGACTTGTTGATTATAGAGTTATTGGCTCCTGTATCTAACAGGAAATTCAATTTCTTTCCATTATTATAGAAAGTTATTATAGGCAACTCCACCAAGTCCATTGACTCTTTGAATGACATATGAGGCTCACCATTCCTTTTATGGTCTTCGACTGCATTGACAATCAAAGCTACAAAAGCTACTATAGCAGACGTAATTAATAGTTCCAATATAAACATCTTCCATGCTTTTTTTTTTATTATTTAACTCCGGTAGAACCAAATCCTCCTCTATTCTCTTCTCCCAAATCATCAACCTCTACAAGCTCAATACCAGAGCTAAGCAACCACTTAAGCTTCTGCCATATAGTAGCCTTCTGACTAAGCTGTATCCTAAACTGGCATATCCTATCACCACTATTAATGGTAGTATTCTCCATAGGAGAACATATATAATGCCACTCATCTGCATTGCCACTATAACTGTTGTCTACTATACCCTCTCCATTAGGGATAAACACTTTCAATTTATCAGGAGCACTACTTCTGGAGGCTATTATAGCCTCAAATCCCTTTGGCAGCTTTATTGCTACTCCAAGAGGAATATAATAAACAGGTATCTTTACCTCCCTATGACCCTCTGCTACTCCATTAACAGTTCTCCTCTTTAATGTGTTGGCCTGAGAAGCACTCAATTCAACTGTTTCAGCACTCCTCAAATCAATCCAATCTCCCTTTTCACTAATTGAAGGCATGCATCCTCCAGTCAATACTTTTACTTTAATCTTTAGTCTCATCTTTCCAAAATTCACTTGTCATATCTATAGTATAATACCTCTCTTCTTTTTTCAAATCAGGATATTCATGTATTGCCTTGCATACCCAGTAGAACCTTTGATTTGTACCCCTTTTTGTAAGTGGGCCATACTCTTCCATATATGGGCCAAGTTTGATATAGTCAAAGTTTTTCAGGTCAATTTCATCAGCCTGAATATCCCTGCCACTATACCATGCAACCCTTATATTGTTCCACTCTTTTAAGCCCATGCTATGTTTCTTCTTTACAAACTCTGCAAGCCTGTTTATGCTCTCAGGGTCTGAATCTCCACCCATAAATGCAATGCAGGTAATACCCTTATTGGCAAGTACCATCTCCTCTAAAGCATCTTCATCCAATATTTCCCCAATGTCCTCTGCCAAGTAAGGGCTATGGCAACCCTTACAATGGCATGGACAATTAGAGATATTTATGGCTAAAGTAACTTCATTTGGTACCTCTGCAAAAACTATCTTAGTATCTACATATTTCAACATAATTTTCCACGTGATGTAATCATTATTGCAAGATACAGTCCTACCAACGATAGCAGTGGAATCCATAAAGGACTTAGGATTAGCCACCATGGCCAACTAATGACACCACATAGCTTCAGAACTACAAGAACCACTGCTACCATACTAATCCATCTTTCCATATACTCTCCTTCCTGCCTCTATCTGCCTGTCTTCACCAAAGCTCTTTATGGGTCTCAGATACCCTATAACCCTTGTGTATTGGGTAATGTTCTTGCTATGGCACTTGGGACATTCAGTAATAGGATGCTTGGTAATGTAACCACAAGTATCACACTTACTATTAGGAATATTAAATGTGAAGTAGTTAGTTCCATTAGCTATAGCAAAATCTATAAGCTTGAGATATTGCTCCTTGCTCAAGTGGTCCTCCAAGTTGATATGAGCTGCACTTCCCCCATCAGTATATTGGTAAGTCTGTCTTCCATGAAGAATGAACTTATCAAGCACTGAGGTATCATCATGTGCATTATAGAAGTATGAGTTATACAGGTTCTCATCTTCTGGGACCCAATAGCCATCTTCCTTATCCCAGTTATAATTCTTTCCTCCTAATCCCTCAGCAGGTACTACCTCAGAATTAAATAGGAATGGCCTGCTTTTATCATGTATGGAATGTATCTTATTCTGTTCTTTAATAGTTCCAAGTACAAGTTGAAGGAATTTGATATATTCCTCATTGTTACTTACCTCAAGCCCCAAGAACCTAGCAGCCTCATTCAGACCATTAATACCTATGGTAGAGTATAATTTGCTGATATGGATATATCCTCCATTTGAAGCTGCAAACATTCCTCTCTCTTCCATTTCATATAACATGGTCTTGAAGGCTATATGATACTTGTAGACTCTTTCGAGAATACTTGTTAGGTACCTCTTGAACTCACTAGAATTAAAACACCCAAAGTCATTACCTCTGACCCTACTGTGAAAGTTCTGAATGATTCTATTCATGTTAAGAGTGATTACATTGCAACTACCAGTCATAACACCAGTCAACCCACTTGTAGGGTTGAAGGTATTCTCTGCAAGCTCATTTCTCAATCTACAACATGATGCAAGACTATCAGCACTATCTGATATATAGGTGAAGAAGCTATGACCTTCTGCATACATTTCAGCAGTAAAGTCTTTATAGTCTTTGTCTATAATATCATTGGTCTTAGGGTCATACACCATAGCCATTGTCTCTACAGGGAATGTAAGAATCTGTTTGGTTCTCAGCTTATTGAAGAATTTCATAAACAGCCTTTGCAGACAGTCTATTGCCTCCCATTGGGGCTTGGTTCCATCAGGATAATAGAACTCTCCAAACAGAGAATCAAAATATGTGTGGTCATAATAAGATACATTGGTGAAAGGAGACTGATAACTCCTATTACCAGCAGGCTGGTTTACACCATAGATGAATTGCTTGAATGCCTTGTATATGGCATCTTTTATGGTTCTTTGCTTAGTACAAGCTCTTGAAGTAATTACATCATCCAATCTAATGAACCAATCACCGCCAAACTCCTGTATAACATAGTAATTTAGTGCAATAAAGTATTCACCTACTGCTACTGCCCCCTTACATTGAGAGGATAACAGGAAGATAAGATTAGTTACTTGACCACTAAATGACTGTAAATCATTAGGTGGTGTCGGTGTAATACTATCAATGTTTCCCACACCCTCTGTCATAAGGGGATATAAGCTTACAGCCATGCAATACTGCTTTAATACAGGAGTAGTAGCCTCATCATGTGTATAGATTATATGAGAGTTCAGGTCTTTCTCATACTTTTTGGCCACTTCAGGATACATCTTATTCAGCTTGTCTTTCATTCTTTGCCTTTGTATAACCCTGTTAGTAGTCTTATATACCTCACCTTCAAGGTTGGCAACATTCTTCACAGTCACATTTGCATTTGCATCTGTTTCTGAAGAAGAGGCAGCATTTTCATCAGATTGGCTATACTTATTCATATAGTCAATCCTCTCCTTGATAAACCTAGCCTGTTTGTGCTGTTCCCTATAGATAATATAGCTCTTTGCCACGTCAAAGAATCTCTCATTCATGAGAATATCTTCCACATGATTCTGTATCTCCTCAATACCTATCACATCTCCTTCTAGTGTGCCAAATAAGGCATCAATCATTGGCTTTATGTACTGAGGCATCTCCTTATGGCAGGACTCAAATGCCTTTGCAACTGCTGTAGCAATCTTGTCTATATTGAACTCCTCTCTACTTCCATCTCTTTTTACTACTTGCATACTTTTTTTTTTACAAAGTGTTTAACCACCCTTCAAGGTTATTAGATGCTAATAACTCGATGCCAATAGGTACTTTTGGTCTTGAAGTGAGATAATAAGAGAGTTCTCTTCCTATCTCAAAAGGACTCCTCATAATGATTTGACCATCTCTTCCAAACCTAAGTGTACCTTCTGCCTGAGTAAAAGGGCACCTCCACACCAATGGAGTAAGTGTCCTCCTATTGACTACTATAAAGTCATAATCAAGCAACTTAAAACTACTGAAGTACTCATCCTTATCCATATTCTGCCTGATGATAGACCAATATAATCTGGCTTGAATATCATATCTCCAATCCACGAAAGACTTATAGAAATCCCATTCAGTGTGGGAACTTGTCTTCAAATCTACAGGCTTTATCCATTTCTCTTTATGATTGACCATAATCAAGTCAGCCATATTCCTATAGACTATACCATCAAACTCTCCTTTGAATTTAAGCTGATACAGTCTTTCAATATCAGTCTCAAATGGATTCTCTTCAAAATACAACCAAGTAGCTTCACTGGTCTTAAGTGCCTTCACTGCATTACACACATCTTGGTAGGTCTGTGTGTCAAGTATAGTCCTATTACCTGCTACAAATAACAGATTATAGTATTCATATCCCTTTTCCTTAATTGCCCTAGCTCTAGTCTCTGGTCTCCAATTCATTTGATAACCCTGTTCCTCAGTCTCTTTGATAATTCTAGCATCCTGAATACTGCTCAGGTTATCACAGGAATCCTTATATTGACTGAACAGGGACTTTACTATCCTCACAATAGAGTCAGGAATTGATGGGTATTCTGCCACCATAAATTCCTTATCAAATTCTGGCTGTCCTCCAGTAATGATGCTGTCCACAGCTCTACCAAATGTCAGGGATGGGGTATCCAGCTTATCAAACAGCTTATCTAGGTTATTAAACCCCTCCCTCTCATATCTTGCTATGGTAGAGTAACTTAAGGCAGGGTCTGCCCTATATGTTGCCTCATCCACATCCCAGCTTATTTCCTTTAAAGATTTCATATCTAATAATAAAACTCTTCAAGATTATCTGATGAAGGATAGAGTGCCTCATAATAGGCATCAACCTCTGATTGCAACTTCCTCATTCCCTCAAGGTCAGCCTTCAGGTACTTTTCCTTGGTGTTTGCTCTTGCAAGTGCAATCCTTGTCCTAATGATTGATGAGTTAACCAAGGACTGAAGGGACTCAAAGTCTCTGGTATCCAAAAGCCTAAATGCCAAGTTAACATCGTTGCCGGGTAATGAGGGAATTAAATCCTTCATTCTATCTATGGGACTACTCTTGTTCATAATTCTTAATAATTTCTATTGCCTGCAACAACTGTTTCCTAGTATAAACCTCAAAGTATATGGACCTTTCCCCTTTCTCAAGATACCGGTCATTAAGGTACTTTATAAACATCTTTTTCTTAAGATAGAATACATCATTCTCCATTCCCTTAGCCTCTATGTAAACATTAAGGTCATTGTATTTGAAATAGAAATCTGGTGTGTACTGTACATTAATGATTCTTGCTTTCTTCCTGACCAGCATCTTTGATGAGCTGCCACCAATAGTTGCTAATCTCACATCCCTCTGACGGTCAGTTTCTCTATCATAGTACGGGATTTCAGGATGAAACCCTTCCCATATAACAAATGTAATTGGCTCATACTTAGGCTCAAATCCTTGCTCAAGAAGAGTGTTATATACACTCCTCTCAAGCTTTGATTTGAAGGTTATACCTTCAAAGGTACTCTGTGTGGCATTCCTAATCTTCTTATTTACCATCCCTGAACATGTCTTTAAGAACCTCTCTCAGAACCTTGCAAGCAAATTTTGCATCATCTATGGTTCTGAATGCTGCAAAGTTCTTGTAACTCCTGATACTGCTCTTATAGAGTTTGGTGATTCTCCCATCTGTAAGTGAGATTGAATAAATCTCAGGACTATTACTGATATGGTCTTCATACTTCTTGTCCAATTCAATGGCTATCTCCCTCAATATTATAGCAAATGCTGCTGCTGGATAGCAGGAATCAATGGTATTAAGATAATTGCAAGCTTTTGCTGGCTTCCAACCAAATCTCTGTGCAACCTTATTGACATAGAAAGCCAAATCATCCTTTGGAATGTCATCTACATCCTTCTTTTTCTCACTAAGGGACTCTTTTGTGCAAAGAACTCCTTGTTCAATCAAAACAGGAATGATTTCCTCATCTACTACATAGAGTTTGTCTCCTTTTACAAGGATGTCACCAATGTGTACCTCTCCTCCATCTTTGAGGTACAAACAGTTTCTTTCTGCTTTTTTCATTTCTTTTTTTTGTATTAATACTACTTGACATATATAATGCCTTTTTCAAGAAGTCGGGGGATTATTTCCTCAGTTAATTTTATCACATTAATCTTGTAGCAACCAACAAGCTGATAAATTTCATATAAGCAGTCACCAATGTGAAGCCCTCTATTACTGCTTGTGCAGTAAATTTTCTCTTCCATACTTTCTCACTTTAGTATAATTATCAATACTCTTGGTACCAATCTATAGGTACTCCATAAATTTCCTTAACCTTATTGCTGACATCAGCAAATAGCTGGTGTGGCATCTTAGTACCATTCCTTGCAAAATAGGCAGGATGCTCAACTTCAATAATAAAGTTGGACTTACTATTGATATAAGGCTTGAATGTCTGAGCCTGTTTACCAAATAATACATATACCCCAGCAAGGTTATTCTCCGATATATTTCTCAGCAGTTTAGATATAAAAGGTCTCCACATCATAGTATGTGAACCGACTTTATTCATCTCTACTGTAAGTGCAGAGTTTATCATCAATATCCCTTGTCTTGCCCAACTCTCTAAGGTTTGGTCAAAGGTAATACAATAATGCGGAACTCCAAAATTGATTGCTGCTTCTTTAACAATGTTTAAGGATGGGGATAATTCGCTCTCCTCCACCTCTGCCCTATTGCCAAATAATATACCAGTTGCAACTCCTTTCTGCGGATATGGGTCTTGGCCTACAAATACCGCCTTCAGGCTATTGTAGGGACAAAGCCTGAAAGCTTTGAATATGTCACATTGCTCGGGGCATATCTTCTTTGTAGCATATAATCCTCTCAGATTCTGCATTATTGATATTAGCTCATTCTCATCTATGACATTCATCCAATCACCAAGATACTCTCTTATTCCCATTGCCTCATTACAACATCTACATTATCAGCCAAGAAGTCATTCACATCATCATTAAAGGTGTTTACACTGCTGGGCACAGTGGGCTTGACAATGTTATCAATAGGACCGATTATAACCTCTGGCTTCTGTATCTTTCCATGTAAAGTGATAATGCCGTAATTATACATGACATTAAGTACAGTGAATACAATGCCTTTACTTAGAGGTGATGATGATTCAAAAACCTTTGGACTCACATAGCATTTAGTCTTCTCCTTCTCTGAAAGGTCAATAGTACATAGGAATAAAGGATTCAAATCCTCATCCAAGATTAGTCCTGTACTAGCCCAATATACTGTGCCTGAGAGAATGAACTTCCTTATACCATATTGTCCTGATGAGTTTCTCAGAAGTGAATAAAAAGTTTGTACCTTCATAGGAACTCCTTGCTCATACAAAGGTACTATCACATCTCCATTCTTATCTCTTATAAGACCATTAATATTGCCTACTAGTGGAAAACCTTCATCTTTCCGTACTAATATTCCTACCTTAACACCATTGTCCGTTAATGGAATAGATTCTAAAGAATAAGGAGGTATTGTCCTGTGTATCGCAAAGATTGTCCGTACCAGTTGCTTAGCGTTTTCTGTCATGACTCAGTCTTTAAATACATAATTTCTGCATTATAAGTTGTAAAGAAGGGTAAATCCCTTTCTATGGGAGGGTTACACTGGTTAGCACAAAAGTTCACGAATAGATTTACCATATATGATGCAATCATATTTGCACAGAATGTGGTCTGCTTGTAAGAACATATTGTCTCATCAGCCTCCTCATCAGAGAATAGGAATTGTGATTCATACCTATTGATATTATACTCATCATCTCCTCTAATGCACAATACTTGAAACTCCTCAGCAGCCAATCTACCATCAATGAACAGGCAGTTTGCCTTTTCCTCACTAGGTTTGCTCTGAACATGATTCTTCCATGCCTGAAAGAAATTCTTTCTGGCTACCATATTGTCAAATCCGCAAATCATTATGTCTGATGCTTTGGTATCTGCGGTAAACCTTTCACTAATACCACATATACCATAATAATTAGCATAATTGGATACCATTTCAGCAAGTGCACCTACCTTTGTCTTTCCTACATCCTCTAATCCATACAATTGGCCACTCATATTAGCCTCATCCACAGTATCATCATCATAGATGAATATGGCCTTGGGCTTTACTCGTGCCAACAGAAATCCTACATAGCTTCCAATCCCACCAATGCCTGCAAGTGTAATGGATTTCTCCCGTATTTTATTATACCAGATAGCTGAACTGAACCTGCTAGTGGTATCATCCATAAGTAATGTGGGGGAATTTACTGGCAGCAGGTTACCTGTTGATTCTTGTTCTGTACTCATAACTTTTCTTTTCTTTCTTAAACTATATAATCTTTCAGGAATTTGATATACCTTTCGATATAAATGTTACTAGGTAACTTTTCTAGCTCATGTATGACATGGCTGGCATAGACTGAGGCCATTTCAGTAATATCAAGACCTTTTCCTTCCAAATCATCATCCTCTATGCTCCACATCAAATACTCAAGGTATGCCTTAGCCCATTCATCAAATCTCCTGAGGGCCTCTTTACCTGCACCAAACCTTTCAGTATACAGTGTAGTCATTGCTCCAGACCATCTGCTTGGGTCTATTTTACTCTTGGTAGTCATCAAGATACTCCCAGTAACTATTTGCAGTACCATTTCCTTGATAGCATCTTTATCAACACTTAAGGTATTGACAGATGGGTCTTCCTGATAGTCAATTTTCTTATCCTTCTGTATTTTTTGACCATAATACTGTCCAAATACTTTTGTCTTATTGGGTAAATCAACAACAGCCTTATTCCTCAATTCAATTAATCTGCTCTCAATTTCTGAAGACTTATATCTGTTTTCAACCACTACCCTTAGCCTGAAATACTCTATTACCTCAGTATCATCAACATATTCGTCAATTTCTGTCTTATCAGGTTCCCCAAAGAACCCAATAGTTTTCTTCTCAATTACTCTTATAGACTTTACTTTCCTAGTAACAGCAGCAGAATAATCACCCCTGTTGTTGACAATAAGAGATACGAAGTTATTACTGTCTGTACCTTCCTGTTTTAAGGTCTTGACATCCTCACCACTAAAGAAGGTAGCCATGAGATTGTGTGAATGAATCAAGCCCATTTGACAACCTAGAAGTTCCTTCTCACACATATAGGCCACTATATCAGGACTATTACTAAACTCTGTGGTGGCAGCAGAGCCTATATCCATGATATACATATCCTTACACAATATCCTAAGGTCACCTCCTTCAAAGGTTCCCTCATAGGTGTAGAATAATATCCCTGACCATTCCCTACTCCATACCTCCCTACATGCAAACCTTATCTTGTTCTCCAATTCTTCAGGTATCACAAGAGTATAGTCACAGTTCTTGTGGCTCTTCGCTTCCACTATTTTCACATTATTGTTTGTTCTTTCCATATTTGAGATTTATTACTTCAAGTATAACACTTAATATTTCTGAGATAACATCCTCTGACAAGAATAGACTTCGGACACTTGCCTCACTGACAGCTCCGGAGATTCTAAGTTTGATTTCCCTACCTTTGAAAGTGCATATTCGTCTACCTACATGCTCAGATACCCTATCAAGTAACGGCAATGACATATTCATACCATATATATGTCCTTTAGCTGCCACTCCAGATTTCATGTAGTATCTCTTAATATCTTTCACCTGCTCAGCTTCTGCGTTATCAAGTTGATTGTACCAGTTAATAAATTCATTACTTACAAGTATCATACATTCAGCATTTGACATACCCAAAACATATGACCCATTCCTGTAGACAAACTTCAACTTCCTGCTGAGAATCAAATGTCTTACGAAATTTGTTATGAACTTTGGTAGGTTCTGTGCTCTCCTATATCCGATGTAATCTATTCTTTCCGAGGAGCTAGTGATTCTTTCTAGTTTCCTATAAGGTCCTCCTGACAATGACTCTACAGTAACAAACTTGCTTAATTCATAACAGAATAGCATCCACTCCTCATTAGTGCATACCTTACTCCTCAGCATATGCGATGTGCCTTGTATAGGTCCTGTGCCCAAACAAGGAGTTTCAAACCTTTCAAAGTTACCAGTAGGTATTCCACATATATGACTGTGCATATAGTCAGAGCAGAATTGGTCCAATGTGTACTCTGCCCTGTTCATTCCAATGGTACTAAGAACCCCGGGTACTGCAAGTCTAACCTTCACATACAGTTCTGTAATGTATACAAAATTTCCATGCTCATTAGTTACCTTTACTCTAGGAAAGTACACTAATATAAATGGGCGTAGTAATGCATCCCAACACCGTGTAATCTCTGTTACACCTTCCTTTATAGACTCTTCAGATAGCTGTCTTGTAAATGCGTCTATTGGTAGCTCCACTATTCTCAAATCAACCCTCTCCTCACCAAAGAATTCCTTGAATACATCATATATCCTCAGGATATTCTCCATAAAATACCCCTTTTCCTTGTGCTCTCTTATTATTTCGGGTACACTCTCCCTAGAAACTGCTTCCATATTTGAGAACTCTAAATGTATACAAAATAAAAAAAAATAGGGAAGGAATATAATATTCCTCCCCCTATCTACTCTTAGCCTATCAAGCCCTCAAACATTTCATCTATCTCGCCCTTGGTAAACTCAACGGCTTTCTCCTTTTTGGCCTCAGCTTTAACACCTAAATCCTCAAGTATCATCCCCCTAGCCTTAAAGCTGAGATTTCCTGCATCATACAGTGCCTCTACCAGCTTTACAAGGGCTTGTTTTACACCTTTCTCATCTGTATAGCTGACAACCTCCTTACCCTTTTTGACGGGACTTTCCTTAGCAGGACTTTCTTTCTTATCCCTCTTCTCCTCTATCAAGGATACAAGGTCACTGGTCTTGCACTGAGTAAAGTTCTTGCCAAACCTCTTCTGACACTCATCCTGAAGACCCATTGTCTTGATGCAGGTATAAGCCTCCATTCTACTCATGGAAGCCCCAGACTTAATGTTCTTATTTGTGGTGGTTAACATAATTACCAAATTATTGGTAACCTGCCCCTTCCAAGTAATATCATGAGGAAGGATAGAGTCATCAGACTTTAACTCTGTCTTTGACAGCCCCTCAAGGAAGCTCATATTCCTATATGAAATTCCTTCTCTTGTCAAATCACTCTTTAATTCTCTCAATGTAGTTGCATCTGAGAGTATTTCCACTGTTCTGTTTCCTGTAGTACATACTACTGTAATCTTTCTTTTTTCCATGCTTTTTTTTTAATACCAAACTCTGCTTTCTATTCAATCTCAAAGGGCAAATCATCTCTATACTCTTCCCCTCTAGAAGAGGTAAATAAAGGAATGATTATTTTAAGGAACTCTTCCTTTCCCTTGGCCTTGAATAAATCTGAAATATCTTTTCCTTCATCAAAGAATGGTAATACCACATTAGTGAATCCTGTCTCTCTTGAAAGCCTCTCAGCATCTTCTAGGCCGGGCTTATCATTATCCAGACAAATAAATACCTTCTTGAACCTCCTGTTCAATTCACTTATTGCAGTACCACTCATTCTGTATCCCTCACCTTGAATGGCAAGGGAAGGTATCCCTGTGTTAGACCATAGACATAGGGCATCCTTTAATGAGGAACAAATACATATTTGTTCCCCATATTCAGGTACCTTAGTCCATAGGCTTACCACAGAGCTGTCATGCTTGTTACTCCACTTATACCTGCCCTTATTAAAGGGTTGGTATATCTTTAGCGTAACTTTTCCTTCCTTATGTTCAACATAGGCATAGGCATATTTATCAGCTACAAACACATATCTATGACCATCTTTGAGGACAATTTTATGGGATATGGGGTAAACCTCTGCATATTTGAGCCATTCAACACTAATGCCATAAGACTCCCAATATTCTATATCATGTTTCCTCCATTCCCTAATCTTGCATTGTAGGTCTGAGTTGCTGTTATGACTGTTCATATCATTTACAACACATGGTGTATATGTTTGAATATTGCAATTACCCAAAGAAAACCTTTCCATATCCTTCCTGATTCTTGATAAGACCTCACTATAACTACAGCTCCACATATGACCAAGGAGGTCAAAGATTCCTCCCCTGTCTCCTGTAGACAAATCTGTATAATATATCCTTTCCCCATTGGGGGAATAGAGACCAAAGGAAGGTCTTCTATCCCTTCTTAATGGGGAATTTATAATAGTGGGTACTTCTGTAACACCCAAATAATATGATAAAATATCTGCTTCTGTTACTCTATCCAAGATTTCCTTCAAGCTCACAGAATCCTTGCCCTTGCTGAATGCCATGCTTTTTTTTTAACAGTTACACTTACTTGCTCAAATCCCAAGGGGACGGTGCTGAGTCAGTAGCACCCGGAAAGGGTAAAGCACCTGTACCTGACTGACTGAGGTCAGTAGAATCTACCTTATACTCCTTCAAGTCATCAACTATAAACTCGGTGTTGGCAAATGCCCCTTGTTGCTTCCTTTCCTGTAAATCCTGGTCAAGCCTACTGTAATCCCTAACATGATTCTTCAGAAACATGCTGGTATACACAGTCTGATATTGCTTGTTATCGTCTGTGGTTCTTACTCCAAACAAAACCTTGACCTTATTAGAAGGCTGATATGAGATTACATCCTTCAACTCACTGAAGTCTCCCTTGAAATAGTCCTCAATACTTTCAAGTCTGGCTTCACAGTCCTGCGGATTATCAACCATAACCCAAGTATTGTTGACATACTTCATTACATCAGGAATATTAAGATATGCCTTAAGGAACTTAGTCAATTCCTCTTCCCCAAAGTATGCAGGTCTATAGTCCTTGTCTATATTGGCATTATAGACACTGCCATCCTTCTTAGTAAGTACAGTAGCATGTGCCTTGGCCTCTTCAATAGTAGGCCATGCAGTCCTTCCATACTTATCAATCACCTGAATCTTGCTGCTGTCTTTGCTATACCTGTACTCTTGTCTGACAAAGAGTGATACCTTGGTTGTAGTGTCAATTCCATTGCACTTTTCAGGGTCAGTCTTGACAATAAAATCAATCCTCACATTCTTTACCTTGTGCTTGTCTTCTCCTACCTCAACCTCTCCTACATACTCAGGTTCTTTTTCAAGCTGGGTCATGTACAGCTCCTCAAGCTTCTTCTTATCAGGATTGACTGCCAATACAAACACCGAGCCTACTCCTATGAATCTCTTTATCTCTAAGCCTTCAGTAGATACAGAACCTTTACTGATTGCCATAAAACTAATTGATTTGTTATCTTTCATATTCATAAAGATTAATCTTCTTCTTCTTTCTTCTCTTTTCTCTTTAGTATTGTGTAGCCAAGGGAGTATACCCAGTATCATCCATTACTGTTGTATCACTAGTTGGTAACTCAGCGCATACTAGGTCATCCTGCTGTACTGAGCCTACAGCAATATCATGAGCAGCATTAAAGTCAATTTCATATACCCTGTCTTCCTCATTGAATGATACCACTCCAGCTTTAGGTTCATATTTGGTAACCTTTACAGGCTTACCTTCCTTATCAACCTTGCCTGTATCTTCAACCCTCTTGACAATCAGGTCTTCACTTGTAAATCCTCCTGTCAAGGCTTTGATTCCCATCTCATGTCCTTCAATCTCCTTGGTCAGGTCTTCATACTCCTTGCTGAGTTCCTGCATCTTCGCAGAGATTTTATCCCTTTTTGCCACTGCAAAGCTTACATTCTGTGCTACTCTTTTTACAGCAGCAAACTGTCTTACTGTTAATGTCTTATTCATACTTTTCTTGCTAAAATAAAAAAAAAAATACTTAAATACTTGTTACTAAAATATCTGTAATAATTGTCCTAATCCTCCAGACTTCTGTAATATATCAGGCTTATCCCACAGCTTGTATATTGTGAATTTCCTTTCATAATAGTCTAGGGCTGTTATAAAACATGCTGCCAATTGTGCACTACTTAATAACTTGGTAACAAACAGGGTAGTCTCATAGTAAGGCTTGCCCTGTTCTATACAGTATTGCATCAATACCATACTGATGTCACCTGTAGTAATACTATTATTAGCAACTAACCTTGATATTCTTACAGTCTCATCCCTATCCATAAACTTCTCTTAACTTGTCTACAACAATAGACAAATCATTGGGAATCTCATCAGGAAGGCCATCTAATGCGCCAAGACTATCCTTAGCAGGATATTCCCCATCAAACTCTTTCACATAATGCTTGATAGGTTTCTTGTTTTCTGCATCATAACCTACCTTACCAAAGAGGATAATATCAAACTTTCCTTCAGGTGTTATGTAGTCATCCACCATCTTTCCAGTGGTCTTGAATTTATAGGATATTGAATCACCATTCTTATCCTTGTACTCTTCATAATGAGCACAACAAATGATATTCTTATCCTCAGGAAGTCCCTTGAAAGCATCAAAGATGAGACCCATCCCATAACCAATCTGCTTGGGAGTATCCCATCCACCTTTCATGGCATTTGCCATGTAGAAATCCTGTGCAAGATAATTCATATCATCTATAAGGATATTCTTGTAAGGTGACTTCTTCAACATGTTGACGATTTCTGCCACTGCTGCAAACCTGTCAAGACCTGTGAGACAATCCACCTGTACCCTATTACCTGTAGCCAATGCTCCGGCATTAGATAATTTCTGTGTAGGTTTGCCTACATTCTCCACACCTATACTACCTTCAATCAGCTTGAAGTCAGGGTTGGGAACACCCCTACCAATACACTGGATAATATAGGTCTCTTTTGGGTTAAGACCCTTTATTCCCAGCTTGATTCTACCACAATAAGAAGTAGTTTTTCCAAATCCACTCTTTGCAAGAACTAATATCTTTGCCATTACTTCTCCTTTTATGTTTATTTTGTTGATATACGAAAAAGGGATGCAAACTTATGAAATATTTTATGTTTATACAACCCCTTATCTATTTTACTTGTTGTGTAACTAAAGAAAGACTTAGCAGGACTGCTTCTTATGGATTCCAGATAACTGTACACTTTCTGCAATTCTTCCCTGTCATTAGGTCTTGGAAGTTCATTGAATTGGCACACAGCTCCATCAAAGAATAAAGGACATAGTCCTCCCATCTCACCATCTCTATTGACTATCATCTCCAAGAATCTTATGTTATCCTTGAACTTTGATATGTCATATCCCTCATACTCCTTTAAAGCAAACCTATAGGGTGAGAACAGGCCAAGAACCACATTACTGTCTCTTGAAGTGTATTTGCTATCTCCTAATCCTGCAACTGAAGGTCTTACCCTGCCTATCTTGAATGCCTCATTACCTTCTTGGTCAAAAGCCTGCTGCTGGATTATCACAGGAGAGTAGTAATACCTGTTCCTCAAATACTTTGCACAATACTCACTAAGCTTATCCATAGATTGCTTTAGAGTCATTCCCCTCTCAGTATCTATGAGGTTGATGGTATCTATCACAATCAATCTGTACTCATTAGGATTATCCTGCTCATATCTGTCAAACACCTCCTTACTCCTCACTACTCCAAACTCATCCTTGTATTTACCCTCCTTATAATAAGTCTTGCCATGCTCTTCTGCATATCTTACACAGAACTTATATATACCAGTGGGATTACAGGCTTCATCAGGAAACACTACATGCTCTTCAAAGTACCTGATTATGTCCTGCACCTCATCAGATGCAATCAAATCAAGTATCTCTTGTGACACTGCCTTTGTAGTACTCCTCAAATCTCTAGGACTTACTCTTACCTTGCCACCACTAAGCTCAAAGAGCAACCAAGATATAAACCTTTGCAATATCCTTTCAGGAGTTTCCTCCAAAGGGAAATACAATATCTTTATATCTATATCCGCCTTTGTGTAATAGCAAAACATAAGAGGCTTATAAATGAAGGTGTAGGACACAAACTGTGACTTGCCCCCTTTGGTAAATGAGGTCACAGTATAATAGCATGACTGCTCTATACCTATGAAGTCACCAGCAAACCTCTTGAATGGAGAACTGATGCAATTCAGTTGACCATTGAGAATCCTTTGCCTTCTAATCCTCAGATTATCCAGTACTCGCTCTCTTAATGTAATCATTTTAATGTAGAAGTCCAATCATTTCTTAAATTCTCTTCCTGACCAGCATTCTCGATATAGTTAATCAGCTCCGATTCTCCCTCAACCTCACCAGCAGCACCAACTTTCTCTTTGAAGATGAAATACTTTAGCAATCTCATATATGTATAGTTACCATTGAACCCTTCCACATATTTACTTGCTGCCTTAATGATTTGCTCATCAGTGTAAGTGTTCCCATACTTTTTGAAGAACAACTTCAACCTTCGCATAATCAATGCCACCCCATCTGCCCAATAATAATTGGTACCGTCCTTCTTGCCTTTTGGGAATATCTCCTTCAGTTCTCTGGCCAATCTGGATAGCCTCTCATTAGGCTCCTGCTTCTCACTGGATTCCATAATTATGGAGTCCAACAATTCCTTGCCCTTGCCAGTAAGCCTCCACTCATTCTCTTGGAATAATCCATAAGATGCGGCTGTTATATATCCTTCCTTAGTCAGGTTACTTCTAGCTGTTTCGAGGTCTGCCTTATTATGGATGAGTAGGAGAAGCAATGCCTCCCCTATACCCACTCCATTCTTTTGGCAACCTTTCTCACTAAGACATATCATGGCAACAGTTTCTTTAGATGCCACGTTTCTATGTCCATGGCAACATCACATGTATTACTTAAGGTGCGACATGATAATACTCTTTCAGCCAAGTCATTACCCAGAGTTTTCCATACATTCCTTGCAACCTTGAACATCTTTATCTTAGCCCTGCATTCAGCTATCCTACGGCCAACTGTCTCATCAAAGGTATCATCACTACTACATCTGGCTTTTCCCCTGCAAACTAGAGTATCCCCCATTGATACAGCCTCTTTTGCCATTCTCCCGGGTATATCCATTATATTAGGAATTGCCTCGCTACCAAGCAGTTGTAACGTGAAGAGCAATTCACATACCACCACTTTGTTCTTTTCATCTACTTTAAACTCCTTCTTGATGATTCTAACTCTATTTTTCATAATTCTATTTCGTTAATGCTTGAAATACTTTTTACAGACTCTACATTATACTCCTCAATTATCTTAGCCACTAACTCCTGTTCCCTTGTATCCACAAAGTAAGGTATTATCACAATAGGGAATTCATGCCTAAGGATTCTGCCTATCCTTTGTTTTGTTATAATCTCCGAGCTATTCAAATTGCAGAATATTCCCACTCTACAGTTAGTCAGATTTACTCCTTCATTAAGAATATTGCATGCAGATATATGTTTTATCTCATTCCTGTTAAACAGTTCCAAGTTCTTCTCCGAGTCCCTGTTCTTGGAAGTTATATTATGCCTGCATATCCTCTCTGACTGTTCTATACTACTGCAAAATGTCAATACCTTATAATTCCTAAGCTTGACTAGAAGAGATAATACAAGAGGTTCCTTTTGTTCAGAGCACCACTTCAGTCTTTTACCTGCTGTAGAGAGCCATAAGTTCTTTATTCTCTCATTTCTTGAGTTAAAGTATCTATTCTTGTACCACTCTATAAGTGAAGAGACACTATCATAATAGCCTTTCTGGGTAGTAATTATGTCACGCCCAAACTTCCTAGATTTATAAACATACCTTGTAGTATCCAAATATAAGGGTAACAAGTATACTGTAGGTTCAGGTAATACATTATCCTTTACAGCTTCCTTAAGACCACACTTGATAACCTCAGCATTGTGTCTATACAGGAAATAATCTCTGGTATTTCCCTTGATGGTAGCAGACAATCCAATGAATGACTCATTGATATTAATGGTCTCAAGGATTTCCAACCTTGCATCAGAAAGGTGCTGCATTTCATCAGCAACCACTATATCAAAGTCTGTTTTCCTGTACTTCTTCATGGACTCATAACACTCAAGGGTTATACAGTCAGACATGATTCCTCCCCACATCTCAATCTCATCTCTCCAAGTTTTCTTGTGTACAGTCTTGGCTACCAGAATGAGTATAGTGGCAGGTCTTCCTTTAATTTTGGACACTCTATCACATATATGGTTAATAAGACCTATTGCTACCTTGGTCTTACCCATTCCGGTAATAAGTTCCAAGATAAGGTATTTAGTTTTATCAATCTTTGACAAAGCTAACTCTTGTGCTTCTTCTCTAGTCATTGCTCAATTTCTCTTTACTATTTCATACTTTCCAACATAGTAGCTTCTTGATTTTCAGTAGGCATTTTGTGATAATGTTACCTCCATCCAATGAAAATACTATGGCTTCGTTGTCAAGTTCACCCCAATTCTCCTCTAATGAGAATATGAAATAAAATATAATAAAGATTCCAAATAGAGTTACATTAAGCCAAGGAACAATGCCCAATAGAACAATGACCAAGATTGCCCATAGAGGTACTCCTATCTTATATGTCTCTACTATTTGCATCTCTCCATTTATCCTACGATACTTTTCAACATTTGTATCTGTCAAGATGCAAATAGTGAAAAGTATGATAAGAATTGATATAATCCACATCACTTGCTAATATCTTTAAAGATTGTAGGAACCTGACCATATACAGGTAACTATATAGTAATCTTGTTGTCTAACTCAGAGGATAAAGGAAATATATTTTTTCTCTCCCTTCTTACTACCTCTTGAGCCTCCTCTAAGGTATTATATCTACCAAAGGAATGACCCCCAATTCTTACCCTATATTTACCATCCTCTATGGTGATGTTCCTACATTTAGTAGTACTATTCAGAGTAATAGAAACATTTTGAGCATTCTGCTCTTTGCTAACCTCTCTAAGATTATTTCTAACATTATTTAAGGTATTATGGTCAATATGGTCTACAACATTTTCAGGATTAGATTTCTCAAATATAAGATTATGAAGCCATATTTGCTTCCTAACCTTATTAATTTGAATTTTAGTCTTAACTCCATCAATATGCCCACTTGTATTCCTATTGATATGCCAAGTTCCTCTTATTAAAGCTGCCTTAGGTAAATCAACTTTGTCTATATAACATAATAGTCGAGTTCCTTTATAGATAATCTCTAAAGCTACTACATTGTCATCTATTTCTACCACTCTGTTTTTCATACTATTTTCTTATTTTACTTAAATCCAAAAATGTAGAAGTATTCCCACCAGTGATTACTGTTGGTACAGTCCCATCCCATTTCTCAATCCACATCTTCTCAAGAATTGCAGGAGTAAGAGCCTGTTGTCTCAACTCATTGGCTTTCTTCTCTGCCTCAGCAGCTACAATGAGTTTCTTAGCCTGAGCTTCTGCCACTTTGACCTCATTCTCTACTTGCATAGCCTGTTGAATAGCCTTATTCTTGGCATTTACAGACTCTACAATAGTCTGAGGATATTTGAGACCAGAGGTTAGCTGCTCCAACTGAAAGTTCTCTTTATCAAGTGCCTGAGTCAAATACCTTTCAATAGCACTCTCAATACTATCCCTCTTACTTACAATGTCATCAGTAGTAAACTTATTGAGCTGGATTCTAAAGGCATCCTTTACATAGTTATACAGAGTACCTCTGATTACCTCATTCAACTCCTTTCTGTACTTCTTAAAGACAGCAGGTGATTTACCATCAATAATCTTCAATGATACAGTAGGGTCTACAGTGAACTCTGAACCATCCTTTGCATTGATTGTAAATGGCTCATAGTCAATGGTCTGTACATAAGTAGGATACTCATATACTGTGGTGGTCCAAGGATTGTACCATACAATACCAGTTACCAAAGAAGCATCATCCACTCCCTTATCACTGCCATACAGATTCACCTTGATGCCTTCACAACCTGCATCTACCTTCTCCATACATGATGTCATTGAGAACACCATAAACAAGGACAGAAGTCCCAAAATCAATTTACTTTTCATGTTTTCTTTCTAATTTAATTGCTGTTAAACACTTTGTTCTGACTGATAGATATAATGTTGCCACTACCATAAAGAATCCTATCACACTCTCAATGGTATTAGGTGCTGAAATCATTTCAAGTCCTAAGGTTATTAGGATAGTGAAGATTACAATCCATACAGCAAACTTTGCTACTACTTCAGCTCTCATACTATTTCAATTACTTTCACATTATCAGGTAATGTCTCCTTGTTCCAATCCTTATATGAATTGGTAAAGTAGACCTCCTTATAGTTTTCACTTAGAGTGGTAATGCCTTTAGGATTGACCATGTGAGTTACATAGATAGTTCTCTCCCTATCAGGATAATGGGAGCCAAGTAATTGTGCAATGCCTTTGAAAGTACCTCCACCATCACATAAGTCATCAATGACTACAAATGGCAAATTGACATTCTTCTCAATGACTTCTGGATTCTCAATCTTAAAGCCAGAGAGTTGTCCTGTCTTTGGGTCTCTCACTTTACTACATATTACATCACTATTAGGGTCTCCACCATATCTCTGTAATGCACCTTTGTCAGGATACACCTTTAGGTATCCTTCAAAATCTGGCATAGGAGTAGCTATGTCTCCCCAATACTCATCAACAAGGTCTTGCACCTTATGTGAGTGAGGCTCAAGTACATGAACTGCTTGAGGGAACATATCATTTATTACTTGTGTAACTATACTAAGAGAGAATGACTCATCATAGCTGATTACCCTATCCATTCTCATACTCATAAGATAGACAATATCCAAGCCAAACAAGATACCTTGTCTATTAAGAATATCACCCACCTGCATAAGGATAAACAAGTCTGTAGGATTACAGATTCTGCATACTACAGTTAAATCATCCTTTCTATCAATGCCATTTAAGACAATATGAGGCTCACCATCTGGAAACTGAATGATTTCATACTTAATATCACTCTCCTTTGGTCTTACTAAATTTAATACTTGCATTTACACTCCTCCTTATTTCTTCAAGAGTCCAATCTTTAATAAGCACTCCATTCTCATAAACAGTCTGTAATTCTCCTAACTCTTCCTGAGATTTAGGACATTGGTCAATAGCTTCATAACTACCATCAGGTGTAGGTGCAACACAAATAAGACCTTTCAATGACTTCTTAGTACCATCATCAGTCTTTGGGTCTTTGAAGATTTCTCTTCCTTCTCCATTAACCTGACACCAAGTAGCCTTCATAGCAAAGCCAAGAGAGTCCCTACTCTTATACTGATAGGTATATGAGCCTACACCAAGCACAAGATTAGTAGCTGCAAAGCCTTTTTCCTCAAGTCTCTCATAGATTTCTTTCTGTCTCTCAAGAGTAATGGAATCACCATAGATGATGCCTACTTTAGGATTGAGTACCTTGTAGCCTTTCTCATTGATAGTACCACCAAAGATGTCCCACAGAACTTGATATGCACCTACCCACTCAGCAGCACTACTCATTCTGTTTTGCACTTCTGTTTGCTCCTGCCAAGTTTCAAAGTCCTCATGCTTATATCCTGCAATGATATGCACTGGGTCTCCACTGTCAGGTCTTATGACCAATCTGCCATCCCTTGCAAGGATTTCATCCTTCAACTTAGGCAGATACTCTGTCATTACCTTCCAAAAGTCCCAAGTATCAGATACAATAGATACAAATCCAGTAGAATATACCTCTGTAATGAGCCTTCTGAATGTCTCCAATTCATCTTCCTTACCTCCTGCACACATGACACTATGTTCTGTTGCTGGAATTGTAGCTGCAATAAGCTCCTTCTCAGCATTTGCATTGTAATACTCTTCAAGACCAGCAATAGCAGGAATAGTTTCACTACCACAGAATGAAGTCATATGACCCATACCAGACATAATGGCAGCTTCCACTCCAGCCATGCCTCTCATAGAGAAGTCATGTATAAGGAAGTTGAGGTCTACATCCTTAAATCCTGTCTTCCTTGCATGTCTTATCAATTCCTTCTTATATAACCTTGCAGTAGTTGCACTTGTCATAGGCAACCATAGTGTAGTTGATATAAGAGTCTCAAAGTAATTGGTAAGCCAGAAGAAATCAGGATGTGTGTTGATGAATGTCAATGCAGGCACTCTAATAGGACACAATGTACCCTCAGGCAATGCTTTGATTCTAATGGGAAGATAGCCAAGGTCATGCAATTCCTCAATGTGTTTAGTACCCACATTGTTAGGTCCTAAGAATGTATCTACTCTTCTCTTGAACTCTGCAACTGCCACATCCTTAGGTTTATCAAAGAAGTTCTGTTGGAATTGCTTCATCAAATACTCCTTAATGAAGTACTGAATACCAAATACAACAGCTCCTTCACTTGCTTCTGGGTAATAGTGACAGCTTCTTGGAGTCCAATTAGAATAGACATACTCTGTACCTTCAGGGTATTGCCTCCTATGGTCTAACTTATAGCCATCAGTCAATAAAATTGCTTCTTTCATGCTTTTTTCTTTTTTTTTGTTAAACTTATATTGCTTAGTCAGAGATTTTCTCTTCTTTAGTCAGAAATACATAGTCAGGCAACTCCTTAATATGAAAGGTGATGGAGTATAAGAACCTCTGGGTCTTTTGCTTCTTTTCTTATAGTTAATGATACCATTAGATAAGTAGAATCCTCCTCTATAATCTATATTCTCTTTTTCTTCAAACATATCATAGAACCACTCTCTGAGATTATACTTCTCAGTGCCTCTCCTACATCTTTGCAAGAACTCAGAAAATACTTTATCTACTGGTCTGCCTACATTCTTTAACAGGAATTTATGCAAATCTCCGTGGAAATAATGATAGCCATCATCATACCAATTATGAAAATACTGTCCAGCAGCCTTTTCACCACCTCTCTTTAGTATTCTCTTTCTTGGATATTTCTTAGCCCATCTTGATTTCTTTCCATTCCTGTTTCTATTAAGTGTAAATTCTATCATACTTCAAACAGTTTTATGTAAGTTCTCCTACACTCCTCATTCCAATACCATTTGTTATACCATAATAGTATAATGTATTTATTCCTTGATGTGACTATATCAATCTTAGGAGAATACTTATTATACATTACAATAATCCAAATACATAGTACAATGAGGAGTAACACATTAAATGCTGTCATGCTATTCTGGTTTAGGGCAACATACTACATATTCAAATCTTGAACAAATTCCTTTCCATTTCCTGTAATCATCACATGAGTCTTTCTTTAATGCCTTTGCATCAATAAAGTTACTTACACAAAGCATATCATACTTATTAGATGGGTGATAACTGCTTCAATGATTTCACCTGATGCTATAAAGTCATCCACAACTATAAACCTTGTAGTACCAACCTCATCAATTCCCCTTAATGAAGAACAATGAGCACTTGTATCTTCTTCCTTCCTGACAATCAAGATATAGGTCTTAGTAGTTGGATTAATATTGTGTAACTCATTAAGCATAGCACCTGCAATCATGGCTCCTGATGTGCCTCTTGCTACAAAAGTAATGCTCGTACCTTCCTCAATATCTTCTTTATATGTATTGAAGATTGCTTCTGCACTCTGTTGTATATAACTATGCTTCCAATGAACACCAATGCCCTTACTATGAGAACATATCCAGTTAGTCCTCAAACACTTGATAGGTATATGATACACCTCCAAGATGTTCTACTGTTCTCTGCAAATGAGCTTCAAGTCTTTCCTTTTCACTCATTGCAGCCCACTTGCCAGGCTTAGACCATGAAGGACAAGAATCCTTGTCAATCATATACTCATAAGCCTCTTTGCTCATGTTCAGGGACTGTGTAGCTGGCTTGCACTTCCTTGTATGGAAAGTGATAATCTCTGGATTGGTGCCATCTGTGTCAGTCACTCTCATAGTGTGCTTCTCCATTTTGTCCCAATCCTCTACTTTTACCTCAATGGTTTTCTTGTAGATTTTACCAGCTTTGGTCTTCTTCTCAATCACTTTGTGAGTTGTTTTAAGCCACTCCTCCTTGCTGAACATTGTGCTTCCTCGAAGCTCAATACTCAGACTTAACTTGATTTCACTCATGTTTATTAATCTTCTTCAGATTCTTTCTTCATAATTGCAGCAAGCATAAGAGCAGCCATTGCATCTCTTGCTGTAGCTTCTCCCTTATCTGCTTTTTCTCTCAACTCCTCTGCCATTTTAATGTGAAGAGTATGTTTCAAGGCTTCAATAATACCCATCAACTCTCTTACATTGAGGAATATTGCACTTGTTACAATCACCTCAACAGGTGCTTGCACTGTCTTACCTTTGTAGCTTTCCACCAAGTTTTCAACAAGTTCAACATTGGTTAAACCACCATTCTCTTTGCCATCTTTAATGGCTTTTGTAGCATCTTCAAAATGCTTCTGTTCCAGATTTCTTTCCAGAACCTTTTCTTCATTCTTTTCCATCTTTTTTTTTTAGAAGTGAAACAATAAATGTGGTGTATCTTAGGACTCGAACCTAACCTCTGGCTAACCCCAGTGTGCTACATTACACCAAGATACAAAGACAAGTTACACATAGCAAGTATCTACCAACACAAAGCCAATATCAATAGCAAGAACCTGTTACTCCACCAAGAACAAGAACATCCCTCCATCAGTCAGATTTCATAGGGTTGGTTATTTTGGAATAACAGACTATCTAATGGCTGAGCATTAGATATATCACTTTTCATTAGCAATTATGTATATTCTATGAATAAGAACAGATACCTGCTATGTATATTCAATAAGGTTAGGGATTAATATCCCAAGTCCTTATTTACTTGCCCAAAGAGTTGATAGTATTATAAATACCCAATAGTGAGTTAGGTACTACAATCTTCAACTTACTGTACTCTTGAGACTTCTCATCCTTCCATGTCTTGAAGGCTCCTAATACATCTTTGAGTTCAGCTTGGTACTTCTGTGAAGCAGCCATATACTCTGTGTTCACCTTATTAGTGGACTCATTGATAGCCTGCTCACAGCTATACTTCATAGCATTCAGCTGAGCTTGTATCTCTCTGTGCTTCTTCTGAAGCTCATAGAATACATTATCTACTAAAGCTATGCTTGTAGTAGGAGTATAGGTATAGATAAGAGCATCTCTGCCTTTACCATCCACTCTATGAGGATGATAAATCTTATCCTTTAACTCCTTTCTTGCCTCAGACAAGTGCCCATCAGGGTGGATATACTTGCCTATTACAGCAGCTTCAGTCTCTAACTGATAGTATCTGTTTCTCTCTTTAATAGGGAGAGAAGCATAATACTCTACCTCAGTTAATACATGACCATAGGTAGGAGATTCAGGCTTAACCATTCCATTCTCCTTACACCAGTCTTCAAGACTGATAGTTTGCAAACCTTTCATCAAGCCCTCTTTAGCTTTGATGCCTTCTCTCAACCAAGCTATAAGAGATTTAGCCTGTGCTACTCCCTCAAGTAATGATTGTAAGCTATCTAAAACTTCGGATGATTCCCCTGTCTGAATGGTATTTGCACCACCAGTGCTGCCTACCAATGCCACCTCAACATTAAAGAAGCTTATATTATTCAATTGTGTCTCCACACCTTGAATATACTCCTTAGCTAAGTTAGCAATATGGTTAGCACTTGTGCTGCTTAATTTTACTCCTTCAGTATTCTCATTTGCAAAGAACACCATGTCCTTAATCTTTTCCATTTCTTTTCAAATTAAAATGATGTAACCTATGACAATTTGCACACATAACTACACACTTCTTAGCTTCTTTTTCCATATCTTCTAAAGAGCCATTAAAGGTATTTATAGAGAAATCCTTTTTACTTGGGTCTATATGATGAAAATCAAAGATAACATAATTATTAATGTTAGCTTCAATACCACATCTAACACACCTTCCCCCAAGTTCCTTTATAAGATTGAGTTTGACTTCACTTGCCTTAGCTCTTCTATTAGGATTATACTTAGACCTCATACACTCTTTACATGTAGGCTGGATACCTGTTTTATTCCTAAATTGTGCAAATCATATTACTATATAACTGTTTTAGTTATTCATGTAAATGTTTTAAGTAATCCTTATCTAAGTCAGGATGTTTGTGTATTAAGAATCTGCAACTTATACACACTATCAGGTGAGCTACACCTTCTGCTGCTATAATTCCTATTACAATATCCTGCCACTTAGGAAGTGAATCCCAGCTTGTCAAGAAGAGTATAAGAATGAGCATGGTTATCCAAAAGGTACTACAATAGATGCAGAATCCTAATGGATATGCTATAAAATGTAAGAACCTATTGCCACTCTTAACCATAGGTACAAACACTTTACTGTACAAAGGATAGAATATACCTAATAGTCCACCTATTACTCCCAATAGCATGAGCTCAAACATTAATACATAAAACATACTTTTTTTTTAGTTAATACTAAGATTGTTTTGTGGAGCATAGGGGACTCGAACCCCTGTCTTACCAACCTTTAATAAAAGAATTACACATGCTTACTACTTTTTAATGTGGTCAGTTACCCACTGGGATTGTCTGGATGACAATAGTTCCACCACCCTATTTAATCTAACAGGGAAATCTTTTTAAAGGCATAGCCACTTTAAGCTAATTTAATATGCGCAAGTATTTCTACTACTGAATCCTCAGTCTGTAACATAACCTCTTATTTTGCACCTTTCTGTTTCCAAGTAAGTGCTACTCAGCCTATTTAGGCAGCAACTCTATAAGAAGTATTGCCAGTTATTGTTTTGATGTCTTTCCATCAGTCTTTACATGTTCTCTTACCAAATAATCAGTAGTCAAAACCAATCATGCCCCATGAAGTAGTACCAGCATGCACCTATGACCAGTTAGATACATAGGCACAATGCTGGCTGCGCATTTTACTACTTATTTCTTTTCCATTGAGATATAATGTTTTTATGAATTTTCCTATTGCTTTGATTCTTTTCTAAGAACAAAGTGCAAGCTAAAACAAGAAACAGTAGCTTACCTACCAGCATCACATTTTGCTTCTCTTCAGGTTCCACTGCTTAGTAGAAATAGTGAGCTAAATCCACCATTGTATCTCCAGTGAGACTCGAACTGGGACTCAACTGCTTAGAAGGCAGTTGCTCTATCCAATTGAGCTATGGAGACATCACAAAAGGTCAGATATTCTCACGAACCTCTGACCTGTAGTGACAATATGTCACCCGAACTAAAAATCCTTTACCTAAAAACAATCAAATTACCTTATATGAGTTACAAAACCTTGTACCCCCAATAGGATTTGAACCTATGACCTATAGTTTAGGAAACTATTGCTCTATCCACTGAGCTATGGGAGCATTTATACTGCCTATCTTCACAGACCAGCAGTATTTGTTATGAATTTAATTCTATTAGTCAAATAGACTCTTTACTCTTTTACCCAAAATCTTGACTGCTTTGATTGCATCTTCTTGGTTCTTGAAATACACAATACCTGCATACTGTACAGTATTGTGCTGATATACACCAACACCAAGGAACCATCTCATTGAGAGATAGCTTCCTTTCTGTGAAAATTACAATTATTGTTCACATGATTCTTCTCCTGTTATTTTGTTAAACCATTTATAGAAAGTCAATATTTCCAATTCTTCTTCAGATATTAGCTTGTAGCAAGCATAACATAATACTACACACACAGTAATTGAATGTATAAAATATCCATTGTCATAAATGCTGTCTACTCCTGACATGAAGAGTATAACTGCAAAGGTTGTTATCCATAATAACACTCCTTTAAGTATAATCTTGAGTCTTTTCATTTTATTGTCCAATCTAATCTGTTCATTACTATTTTGAATGTATAAGCTGCCCTGTAAGAGTTAAAATTCCCTCTTATCAAATAGCCATAAGAGTCGTAAATTGAGTATTTTTTCATATCTATCCCCTGTTTAATATATCAAATATGATATAAAGAAAGAGTAGGCTTAATGGTAAGCCTACTAATAAGTATATGAATAAATCCATCACTTCTTTCTTTTATATTTGTAGAACTCTTTTCTTGCTTCTCTGCCATTAGGATAAACAGTCTTTACTATTCTTTCTCTTGTGTGAATAGTTATAGACCATTCAAAGGCATGTTGTCCACCCAGAACTATTGTTCTTCCATAGACATCTATTATGACTTCTCTTATGAAACAATCACAGTTTTCTCGGTGATATGTGTGCTTCCTTGCCATAATTTAATCATCATAAGGTCTAACAAAAGTATATACATATACATCAAGTTCTTCATTATAGGAGAATTTGTAGTACACATGAAGAGCATTAAGCATGGATGGCTCTTGTTTGTTCTTTATACTATACCATCCTTCACTCTTTATGTGATACACTTGATGCTGGGTATAATCCATATTGGATAGTTGTGGCTGATACTCTATCTGATAAAGTATGCCATTGTAAAATGCTTGTTTGCTCATTTGATTGTTTGTTTATAAGTTGATAAAAGGGAAGTATGATAGACTCGAACTATCATTATAACTGCAATTGAGTTATGTACTGCCATTGTACTAATACTTCCTAATTCCTAAAATCATATAATATTAGTTGCTGTCTTTGATATGCCTTAATTCTGACCTAATATATTTAGTTTCAAAACCTTCTTACTCTCTGTGCAATTTTATGTTGATTCTGTTCTTGCTATCCTCACTAAGTCTATTGAGTATTAATATCAATGATACTATAACTCTCACCACAGTCCTGTAGTAGTGTACTATTCTTTACATCTGCACACAATTTCAGCAGTACCTCTATATTATTGGTACTCAATTGAAGACATTTAACAACAATTAATATGTGTTTGTTTGATTGTTTGCTTGTTAGAGTGTAGTTTTGCATATAAACTGTAACAGTAAAAACAGTCATACATTATTGGATGATTGTTCTACTAATTGTTGGTTTTAATGGGGACATAATGTCAGTCCATACTATTAACTCTCAATAAATCAACAAGTTACATTCAACACAAAACAAGGAAAATAGGACATAAAGTGTATTCCACACTCTATTATCCTATCCTACTTACCCAATGTACTGAACTTCTAAATACTCTACTTACCTCTCTAATCCTCTTGTCAGGAAGAGATGTAAATAGAGCACATTTCATCTCACTCTAATCACTAACAGAGTTAAATCCTATTACATATAATATAATGTGTAACATATCTTGGAGTTATACTAAGAGCACATTTCATCTCACTCATATAACTTTTACACATAGAAACTATTAATGTTCAAGGAATTAAACTATTAATATTCAAGTGACTAAACACTATTACAACTAAATGAGAATTGTATTAATGCTTAGAGGAAATAAAAAGGAAAGCAGGCATAAAGCCTGCAATCCCTTAGAAGCTTGCCAATACAGGTGCACCTCCCTGACCTTCCTCATGAAGAAGCCAGAATGAGATACCATCAGAGCCAGTGACATTGCTGAGCATAGGATGAGCTGGTATGCCTTTGACTGCAACTGCACCTGTCTTTGCACCATAGGTGAAGAAGAGTTTGCCTGTCTTGGGATTCTTCTTCACATCAATGCGTGATACATTCATTTGTGCCTTGAACTGTTCAACTGTCAGAGTGTCATTGAAAATAAGATTCTTTTCCATAATGATAAAATGTTAAATTGTTAATAATATGGTTATTTTGACCTATGGGGGTAGGACCCCCTGGGCTAAGTGATGGGGAGGGTGTGGTTGGTGTAACCACCACTCATAAAAATATCACAGAAAAAAAAATCAAAAAAAAAATTAGAAAATAGATAGGGGGGGGGGTCAAAATCACCCCCTATACTAATTAGAAAGATGGGAAAGGCAGTAAAAAAAAAGAGAAAATTATTTTTCCTATAAATTTTTCATTTATATATTTGCATATATCAAAACTTTTATCTACCTTTGCATCCCAGTAGAGGTTAATGGTGGATTAACCTCTCACCCATGAGGTTAAAAAGTAATGGGTTAGAAGTTGGGTTAGTACTCTCACACTTACATAGAGAGGAGGTTGTCCCCAATACTACTAAAATTGCTACTATATAAATTAGATTGCATGAGCACATCCACCTGAGAAAATGCACAGGGAATCATGCTATAGGGGTATAATCAAGAACGGGTCTAATGAAGTTAGTAGTTAAAAGGAGATTAGAAATAACTCTTATGAAGCCATAACAAAGCTTCAGGGATATTACTATATCCAAGAATGAAGAAGATAGGTAATTACATTAAGGATTCTATTAAATGGTTATGGCAGTTTCCACAGAATATACTTGCTCTATGTATAGAGGGTGTATTGTGTCAAGCTGCATATAGAGAAGGTAAGGCAGATGGTAACACTATTATAGTGAATATTACTCTACCTTCAGCCATATCTTTAGGAGATTATCTCTTTGTGAATCCTATGTCATCACAAAAGTCCATTCAACATGAATGTGGTCATAGTAAGCAATCTGACATATTAGGTCCACTATATTTGATAGTAATAGGAATCCCATCACTACTACATAACATAGTACATTACCTATGTAGTAAGATAGGAATTAAATGGAACTACTACAGTTTTTATACTGAATCTTGGGCTAACAAGTTAGTAGGAATTACTTGAAAGAATATAGATAAGACCTAAAATCAAGCCTAACTTTACTCCTTCAAGACAAGAAAATGATACTTGAATTGAAAATAATTGGAGAAAAGCTTGCACAATTCAAATATTTTGCTTACCTTTGCAGTGCAATTAAGGAAAATTGGTTTTAGGAAATTTCCATTTATTAGGAATGTTACTTTAACCAGTTGTTTTAAGGTAACATTCCTTTTTTATTGCCCCATAGTATAGTTGGTTATTACACGGGATTTTGGCTCCTGTAACATAAGTTCGAGTCTTATTGGGGTAACAATAGTAATAGAGAAGATGCCCTCTTAGTACAATGGATAGTACATGAGTCTTCTAAACTTAGAATATAGGTTCGATTCCTATAGAGGGTACTAAATGTTGGGTTAGATGAAGTGGTTAAGTCACCACACTTTCAATGTGGAGATTATGGGTTCGAGTCCCATACCCAATACAAATAAATGGAGCTATCTACTAAGGGTTAGGTAACTGCCCTCTCAAGGCAGAAATTTGGGTTCAAATCCCAATAGCTCTACAACTTAGGGTGTGTAGCATAGTGGTTAATGTGCCTGACTGTCAATCAGGAGATTGGGGTTCAATTCCCCCACATCCTGCTAATCCACTTTTAATCTACTAAAGTCCTATCCTACAGAGGTAGGTAGGCAAATGGAGAGGTAACTCAGTGGGACTGGGAACTGTCTTGAAAACAGATTGAGCAGTAAAATGCTTGGGGGTCGGGACCTCATCTCTCCGCAATAATAGGTGTTCTTTGACATATTGGTGAAGGAAAATGGAGAGTAAACCTAAGAGGTCTTAGGGACTGTCTGCTAAACAGATTGTACCAGTAATGGTATGTGTTTCAAGTACACTGCTCTCCGCAATATATAGTAGTAGCCTAATTGGTGGGGCACTGCATTTGGGATGCAGAGGATGCAGGTTCGAGTCCTGTCTACTATACTAATGGGGTTTGTGGTGTAATTGGCTAACACACCTCCCTTGCAAGGAGGAGTTCAGGGTTCAAGTCCCTCATTCTCCACACTATGTTTTCATGTTTTCATAATGTTGAGCTTTTGCTTGGACCCTCTTTTGGGTAGTTAGAGGTTAAAGAAACTACCCTATCAATGCTCCTTAGTTCAGTGGTTTAGAATAATTCCCTTACAAGGAAAAGGTCATTAGTTCGATTCTAATAGGAGCAACATAATGGGGATGGAGCTTATATGGTACAAGCTACTGACTGTTAATCAGAAGAGAGTAGGTTCGAGTCCTACCTTCCCCGCAAGAACTTTTGCAAGGAGTTCAGTCAAGTAGCTTGCAATACTTGATGCCATCATTTCTGAAAGTTCTCTGAGTGCAATAAGGAGAAGTAATCAATGATTTGATGTTTTAGCAGGTTGGAGAAGTAGTAATCTTGCCCCACTCATAATGGGGAGACCAGTGGTGCAAATCCACTACCTGCAACTATAAATTGGTACTTAGTTTAATGGTAAAACCTCAGACTCCAAATCTGAAAGATGAGTGTTCGAGTCATTCAGTACCTGCTATATTGGCATATCTTCTAATGGTCAGGAAGCTACTCTGATAAGGTAGTAATCAAGGTTCAATTCCTTGTATGCCAACTATGATTAGAAAATATTTAAGTAGTAGAGGCAAGAGAATAGTTCTTATCTGTAAACATTGTGGTAAGGAATTTGAAACCTTGCAACTAAAGGCTAATGCAGGTAGAGAAAAGTTCTGTAGTAGGGAATGTTATAACCAATACAGAAAGGAATGCTGTACCAGCATAAAAGAAAGGAACATTTTATATCAGAAAAAGTCTAAATATGGGACTTCTTTTGAAGTTACTAAAGCTTTTGTAGACCATGACCATAAAACAGGAAGGGTAAGAGGATTGCTATGTTCTCAATGCAATACATTACTTGGGATGGCTAAGGATAATACTGAGGTATTAGAAGCTGCTATTCAATACCTTAGAAATAGCTGATGTACTTCAATGGTAGAAGGCTGCTCTCATAAGGCAGTAGTTGAAAGTTCGAGTCTTTCCATCAGCACTGTGTTAGTATTTTAATTGGTTAGAAGTCCTGACTGTGAATCAGGAGGGTATGGGCTCAAATCCCATCTAACACCCCAATATACTGGCATATCCCCCCTGTCTTATACACAGTAGAAAGGGTAATAGGTTGCATGTGGGTTCAATCCCCTCTGCCAGTACTATCTTGGAGTACCAGAGTGGTTTAATGGCACAGACTGCAAATCTGTTGATTCGTGGGTTCAAATCTCACCTCCAAGTCTTATGCTCCTATAGCTGAATTGGTTAAAGCACCTGTCTCTTAAACAGGGGATTCAAGGTTCAAGTCCTTGTGGGAGCACAACCTCAACCTTGGCAAATATTCCCCCAAAGCATTGATGGTGGATGCTCTGGACTTTTAATCCTGAGAGTAAGGTTCGACTCCTTATGGGGGAACATAACATATTATTAACTCCAAATTTTAATGTTATGAGAAAGGTTATTTCATTAATTAAGAGAGGTGCTAAGGCATACTTTAGACAAGCTGCTAAGACTTATGCTTGGACACCTACAGGAACTATTCCAGTTGGAATATAGTTCCTTTGATGCTGGAGTGAATAATAAATATTATATGGGGTAGCTTTAATGTGGTGAATTAGTGTGGACTGTAAATCCACTGCCTCAGGCTGTTTAAGGTTCGATTCCTTTCTGCCCCACTTCAATAGAAATCTTTGTCCTTGACTTATGGAAGGTGATGTGGGTAGAGACACAAATAAGTCATTATGGGTGCTGGGCAGGTATGGTTACATTGCGGAGGACTGAAAATCCTGAGAATAAAGTTCGATTCTTTGAACACCCACAGTATATGGTAGAATGATATACGAGGTAAACTTAGTGAGTTACATACTATCCTCTATACCATATATGAAAAGTCAGTGTGAATACAGTAGACCTATTTTAATAGGAATCAGGTGAAACCCCAGTAGGAAGCTGACATAATACCCTCTTGGTGGAATGGTAGACACAATAGCCTTAGAAGCTATGTCGAAGTAATAGTAGAGTAAGAGTTCGAGTCTCTTAGGGGGTACTAAAAATAAATAGAAAATAATTAGTATTTTACTTGCATATTACAAATAAAATACTTACCTTTGCAATATCAAAATAAGAGAATATGTTTGAAGATAACCTATTTACTCCTATGGAATCAGATAGAACTATTGATGTAACTGGTTCACAGTTCTTCATTAGTTTCCTTAACCAACTTGAAGGTTGGAAAACTAAGTGCAAGAATCTTCATTGGGCTGCACCTAAGAAGAATATCCATGTATATCTTGATGAGTTTCTTGATATATTGTCAGACTATCAGGATGGTCTTGCAGAAGGATATATGGGAATACTTGGTAAAATGCAACCTAATGCTATCAAGGGAACTCCAAGTGATGCACTTAATGCCTATGACTTTATTGCAGAAGTTAAGGCTGGAACAATAGCTTTTTATGACAAGATTCCACAAGAAACTGTATATAAAGGTATAGCATCTGAATGTGAGACATTTATTCAGAATATTAACAAGTATGACTATTTGTTCCACTTATGTGACATAAGACCTTATTAAGGAATATGCCCCTGTGGTGGAATTGGAATACACAAAACACTTAAAATGTTTCGCTCCTTGAGGGATTGCAGGTTCAAATCCTTCAGGAGGCTCTATAATGTAGGTATGGTGTTAGTGGTTAGCATATGACATTGCCAATGTCAAGGGGTCAGTTCAAATCTGATTATCTACTCAAATGCAGGTATAGTATAAAGGTTAGTATGTAACACTTCCAATGTTAATGTGTGGGTTCGATTCCCACTATCTGCTCAAATATACATCGTGGGGTAGTGTAATGGAAACATGCAAGGCTCATAACCTTGAGAAGCAGTAATACTGTGTTGGTGGTTCGAGTCCACCCTCCGCAACTAATTCAGATAATATGGAAGAGATAGAAAAGGCAAAGATGACAAGAACCAAAAAGACCAATGGTTCAGAGGTTCATCAAGTTATGACTGCATTAACTGATACTACAATTAGAGGTATTGTAAGGTCAGCTAATGAGGAAGGAATTAAGAGAGAGGATATAGTTTCTCTACTTAAAGAAAATGGTCAGTTTGTATTAATCTACTTTAGATAAAAACATTACGGAAATGGAAGAGCAGAAGACAATAGAAAGACCCTTGATGAGTGAAGAAGAGTTCAAGGATTACATGGAGAAGAATAGAGTAGATATTGTGGGAGATTTCTATGAAAAAGGTATTCTTCACCTAAGAACTTATGAAGCAGTAAGCAAGTTCAAGTCTGTAAGGAGAGCAATCAAAAGAGGTCATGTATCTCTTGATGGTATTATCTTCCCTAAGAGACCTTTCAATAACAAAGCTAATACTTGTAAGAGAAAGGGACACCACAGTAGAACTATTAATGAAAGAAAGAAGATGATTTATGAGCAACTTAAACACAGAAAATCAGCCTAATGATTACAATGAAGTGCCAGTACTGTACTGCAAGCATTGTCTATCATTGAATATTAGGAACATTCCAAGAATGGAGGATTCAGATTACTGTGATGAGTGTGGCTCCACTGATATAGGAGAATGTTCAATAGAAGAGTGGGAGACTCTATATAAGAATAGATATGGACATAAATTCCTTGAAGAGTATTAACAACTTAATTATAAAGTAAAATGGAAGAGCAAAAGGGAAAGGTTGTAGAGATGCAGCCAACAACAAAGGAAACAGAGAGACCTGAAAAGATGTCTTATGAGCAGTTGGAGAATATAGCTCATCAGCTTAGTGAGCAAGCTAAGCAGTTGTATATGAAGCTGCAAGCTGCTAACATGGGTAATATGTTCAAGAGACTTGACTACTTGTTTAAGGTAGTAGAGAATGGACACATGTTCAAGCAAGACTTCCTTGAAAAGTGTATTGCTGAGATTGAGGAACTTATGACAGTTCCTGAGGATGTTGAGGAAGATAATAAGGAAGAGGAAACACCAGATATTAAAACTGAAGAGTAAAATACATGATGAAGAAGGCTAATAATATAGTTAGAATCCCCACTTCATTAAATGGTAAATTCTTTAGATATTGGTTTGAATTTTTAGGGCCTTTTCATAAGCTAACTGATAGAGAGATTGATGTAATTACATCCTTTGTCAAGCAAAGATATGAACTCAGTAAAGTTATCAAGGATAATGAGATACTTGATAAGGTTACAATGAGTGAAGATACAAAGAAGAAAGTAAGGGAAGAGTGTAATATCACTCTCCCACACTTTCAAGTAATTATGGGCAAGCTAAGGAAAAATAAGGTCATTATTGATGGTAAGATTAATCCAAGATTTATCCCTAACATTGATGAAGAGACTGGCACTTTCCAACTATTGTTACTTTTTGAATTGAAATGAATTATCCTGATATAATTGGTAAGGTTTCTGAAGAGTTGGATTTACCTAAAGAAGTGGTAGATAAAACATATAAGGCATTTTGGTTATTTATTAACCAATCTATACAGTCCTTGCCATTAAAGGAGAATCTTAATGAAGAGGATTTTGCTAAGTTGAGAACAAATTTCAACATTCCATCACTGGGTAAACTGACTTGCACTTATGATAGGATGTTAGGTATGAAAAAGAGACTCAAGTTTATTAAACAGATAAGGGAGAAGAAATGAAGAAATTGTTTATTAGTCAGCCCATGAGGGGTAAGACAAATGAAGAAATAGAAGCTGAAAGAGCCAAAGCTGTGGAAGAGGCTAAGACAGTACTCAATGGTGATGTAGAAGTGATTGATAGCTTCATCAAAGATGCACCAGTAGATGCAAGACCTCTGTGGTTCTTGGGTAAATCAATTGAGCTATTATCTGTAGCAGATGCTGCATATTTTGCTAAAGACTGGGACAAATATAGAGGTTGTAAGATTGAGCACTCTTGTGCTGTAGAATATGGTATAAAAGTTATTGAGTATGTTGAAGGTTAAGAAAATAAAGCCAATGTTCACTGCACTTATCACTACAATGGATAAGTATGAACATGATGTAACTACAAGAGGTGGTCTAATTGATACTACTAAGCAGCAGGGTGGATTAAAAGAATATCAAACTGTACTTGCAGTAGGTAGTTCAGTAAGAGATATAAAGGTAGGTGATATAGTGTGTGTAAACCCTACAAGGTTTGCAGTAAGAAAACATCAAGCAGGCACTCTTAAAGATGGAATTGTAACTGACAATCCTGTCACTACTTACAATTTTGATGTTGTTGAGATGGATGGAAAGCAGTGTCTATTGCTACAGGATAGGGATATTGACTTCATTATTGAAGAGTATGAGGAAGTTCCTGACCCAACTCCTTCACCTATTATTCAACCAGAGAAGAAGAAACTAATTGTATAACTCAAAAGAGTGTATCAGGAAAACCAATCCTAATACACTCTTTTTTTTTTACCAGACTTTATGTATAGCATCTATGCACATATAAATAAATTAAATGGCAAAGTTTACATAGGTCAGTCTTCATCACCTAAAAATAGGTGGAAAGGGAAAGGAATATCTTATAGAGGATGCCATTATTTTTATAATGCAATAGTAAAATATGGTTGGGATAATTTTCACCATGTTGTATTATCTTCCAATTTAACTAAAGACGAAGTGAATAGGATAGAATCTATCTTAATAAGCTATTATGTTAATCTTGGTATTAGTTACAATATAGCTCCTGGGGGATTTGGTATAATAGGTTCCAGAAGTGAAGAACATAAGAGGAAGATAAGTAAATCCTTAAAAGGTGTGCCAAAGTCAGAGATAGCAAAGCAGAATATGAGGAATAATGCCACTCATCATGGAGGGAAAGAGGTAGCTATGTTTGATAAGGATAATAATCTTATTAAAATATTCAAGACTTGTGGACTGGCTTCTAAAGAAACTGGAATAAAAGCTACGCACATTGCAAGAGGTGTTAGACCAAGTGCAGGTGGTTATATTTGGAGATATAAATAGTAAGAGGTTATGATGAAATTACTTAAATATGAAGGTTATAAGGTTGTGATAGAACCAGAGCTTTTAACATTAAAGCCCTTCAAACAAATATGGACAAGAGATAAAACAGTAAATAAGGACAAAGCCTTAGCAGAAATTGCTTTCATCTATTTTATGACTGACCCAAGAAGTGACTATCAATACCTTGTAGATGACAAGGAGAGAATGGAAGCCATTAAAGAGGGAGAAGGATTACCTCCTAAATGGGAACCAGACAGGATAGTAACAGAAGCAATGGAATTTTATAAATCATTTAAGCCAATCTCTGCATTACTCCTTGAAGACACGAGGTTTATGGTTAATAAGTTCAGAGCAAAACTAAGAGAGCTGGACTTTGACAGTCTTGAGGTTAAGGAGTTTAAGGAGATTACAGCCATTGTGAAACAGATTACACCTCTCATTAGGGATTTGGATGAGGCTGAGAAAGCACTTAACTCTGAAATGAGGAGTTCAGGTAAGATGAGAGGACAGGGAGAAAAGACTATATTTGAAGATGACTTGGCACTATAACTATGAAAGCAGAAGATATTATAGAAGGTCTTAATAAACATATTGAGACAAGGAGAAGTGAGAGGGGAATTGAGAATGTAGGGCACATGGTATTACAGAAAGAAATCACGCCTCATTCCTCATTCAAGGTTTATAAGATTTACAAGTACACTCTTTGGTTCACTAAGAGGGGTAAATTTTATAAAGTAATAACAGTACAACATACTGCTAAGGTTCCTAATGGTCAGGAAGAGAATATGTTAAGAGAGATGAATATCATGTTGAGTACACTAATATTCAATTGGATAGGCTCTGATTTTTATGAAGCAGTTATAAAGGGAGAATATAATGGAGTTTCAGAAAATACCAATGAATAAATATCAAACTGAGCTAACTGAGGAATTGGTTAATAGCCTTCCTCAGGAAGTTCAGGACCAGTTATTTGATATTATAAATAATGTAGAGTTTGTCAAGAGATTGATAAGTCCTACAAGAGAATATGCTAAGGATAGACCAAGAGATGATAGAGGTAGAATCATTGTAGACTTGGCTAATCCTCATATATTAGAGGATATGGATTATTTCAGACCATCTGCCATACATTATGAAAAGTATGGTACATTTACCAACCTCAGACCTAATGCCAATCCTAATAGTGAATATGGTAAGTGGGTAAGAGAGGAAAGAAGAAGAATCTGGGATGGTTATGTAAGGGAAAGTGATGGAGAATGGGTCACAGGATATATGTATTGGTTCCTTAACTATTCTCCTATGATGCTCTCTAAGATTAGAGAGTATAAGGATAAGAATGGTAAGAAGAGAAAGTCCAAAAGAGCTGATAGAGTAGAGGCACTGCCTGAATGTTGGGAAGGCATCTATTGGAGGTTCCATTGCTTAGACCAAGCATCAAATGGTGGTTTATACAATAACTTTGAGGGAGGTCAGCACATGGCTGAACTTGCTTCCAGAGGTAAAGGTAAGTCATATAGTCTTGCATCTATACTTAACCATATCTTTGTGGTAGGTGAGAATGAGGAAGCACATGAAAAGGTAAAGGGTATAGTAACTGCCTATCAGAAGGAGTATCTTACTAAGGATGGTGTCCTTAACAAGTTTGTAGATATGGCTAACTTCTGTGCAACCAATACCCAGTTTCCAAGAAAGAGATTAAAGAACTCTTTACAGGAAATGACATGGATAATGGGGTATAAGGATGTAGAGTTGGATATTGAAAGAGGTACTCAGAATACAGTACTTGGAGTATCATCTAAGGATGATGAGTCTAAGTTGAGAGGTAAGAGAGCTGCCAAGATTCTTATTGAAGAGTTTGGTACATTCCCAAGATTAGTTGATTTGTATAATGTGCTTTTACCTTCAGTACAGGAAGGTGATATTGTCTTTGGACAAATCTATATGTTAGGTACTGCTGGTGACAATGAATCAGACTTTGCTGGTGCTCAGGAAATCATGTATAACCCTAAAGGTTATAATATGTATGCTTTACCTAATGTATTTGATAAGTACAACCAAGGTAAACCTTACTTTGTATTCTTCTTTCCTGGCTATGTAAATAGAAAAGGATGTTATAATGAGAATGGTGTATCTGATGTAATTAAGGCTCTAATTGAAATTCTTATGAATAGGTATAGGGTAAAGTACAATTCTACTGACCCTAATACTATTATTAAGACTATTGCTGAGGTTCCTATTACTCCTGCTGAAGCTATTGTTAAGACAGGTGTAAATATGTTCCCTGTAGCTGACTTGACTGAAAGAATAGGTCAATTGGATGCTAATCCTACAGAGTATGATGATGTGTATGTAGGTGATTTGGTATTCAATAAAGATGGTCAGGTGGAGTATAAACCTACCTCTGCTACACCTATTAGGGATTTCCCACATAAGGATAATAAGATAGAAGGTGCTATTGAAATATATCAGTTACCTGAGATTGATAGGAATACAGGCAAGCCATACAATGATAGGTATATATTAGGTGCTGACCCTTATGATGATGATGAATCAAATACTATGTCTTTAGGTTCTATATTTGTACTGGATTTATGGACAGATAGGATAGTAGCTGAATACACTGGAAGACCTCCTTTTGCTGATGATTACTATGAGATTTGTAGAAAGCTTTGTCTATTCTACAATGGCAGGCTGAACTATGAGTACAATAAAAAAGGTCTATTCTCTCACTTCTCGACAAGAAATAGTCTCTATCTTCTTACAGATGTTCTTGATTTCTTAAAGGAAAAGCAGATGATGAAAGATGGCTATGGTAACAAGTCAAAAGGTACTAATGCCTCTCCTGCCATTAATGCTTATGCAAGGAGTAGATTGAGAAGCTGGCTATTAGCTCCAGTTCCTATTATGCAAACTATTGATGGAGAAGAGAAAGAGGTAATGGTTCCAAGACTATTTACTGTGAGGAACAGAGCACTGCTGAAAGAGCTTATTAATTACAACTCTGAGGGTAACTTCGATAGAATATCTGCTATGGGTATGCTGATGCTTCTAAGAGAAGATAGAATGATAAGATACCAAGGAGATGTTAGTAAGGAAAAGCAGGAGAGGGCTAATAATAGCTATGATGGTAATGACCCATTCTTCAAGAGGAACTATGACTTTAGGTTTAGGCAGTAAATTTAGTAAAAATGGAGACTGATGGTTAATAAATTACTTATATACTTGCATAGGTCAAGGATTTTACTTACCTTTGCACAGTAATTAAATTGAAGTATGGAAGATAAGGCATACATAGTATATCTGCATATAAATCCTAAGAATAAGAAGGTATATGTTGGTACTACAAATCAAGATGTATATAGAAGGTGGAAAAATGGGCATGGATATACTAAGTGTAAAAAGTTTTATAATGCTATTATGAAATATGGTTGGGACAACTTTAAGCATGCTGTACTTCAATTAGATTCAAATGATAATATTATTAATAGATTTTCCTCTGCTTCAGAGGCAGAAAGACACTTAAATGGTAAAGGCAGCCACATAAGCTGTTGTTGCCTTGGAAAGAGGAAAACTGCTTATGGATATAAATGGAAATATGAGTAATTTTATAAATTTACCACCACAGCAGTTACCCTTTTCAAAGAAAAATAGAAAATGGAGGGCTGCTCACTTGGACTGGGCTGATTCTAAAACATTCTTCAATTATAGTTTGGTAAGGAAGTCTGTGATACATAAAAAGATAAATTATGACCTCCTTAATGGTAAACTACACATGAGTGACCTTGAGATGATACTGAATCCTGAAAAGCTACAGGCAGGTTTCATACCTGATAGGATTCAACACTATCCTATTATGAATAGTAAGTTGAATGTGCTTAGAGGTGAGGAAAGCAAGAGAGTCTTTGACTTCAAGGTAGTAGTTACTAATCCTAATGCTATTACAGAGATAGAGAATAACAAGAAGCAAGAATTACTACAGAAGCTACAAGAATGGGTATCTAATACTTCTCAGTCAGAAGAAGAGGCTAATCAAGAGCTTGAAAAGATAAATGACTATTACAGCTATGAGTGGCAGGATATGAGGGAAATAAGGGCAAATGCCCTATTAAACCATTACGTAAAGGAATTGAATATCCCTCTAATGTTCAACCAAGGCTTCATGGATGCAATGGCAGTTGGTGAAGAGATTTATCAATGTGATATTATAGGAGGTGAACCTACTATTGAAAGATTGAATCCACTCAAAGTAAGAATCTTTAAGTCAGGATATAGCAATAAGATTGAGGATGCAGATATGATAATCCTTGAAGATTATTGGAGTCCAGGCAAGGTCATTGATACCTATTATGATGTATTGACAAAGAAAGATATGGAGTATATAGAGAAGATGCCTGACCATGTAGGTCAAGCTGCTACAGACTCTATGGACAACATTGATGAGAGATATGGCTTTGTCAATAACCACATGATAGGAGATGAAATAAGTACAGAGGGATTCTTTTGGGACCCATTGGGAGGATATGATGGAGTTAATAACTCACTTCTTCCTTATGATGTTGCAGGAAACTTGAGAGTACTTAGAGTATATTGGAAGTCAAGAAGAAAGATTAAGAAGGTAAGAAGTTATGACCCTCAAACAGGTGAAGAAGTATTTAACTTCTACCCAGAGACTTATGTAATAGATAAGGATGCTGGAGAGGAAGAGCAGATATTCTACATCAATGAAGCATGGGAAGGAACTAAGATTGGTACAGACATTTATGTCAATATGAGACCAAGAGTAGTTCAATATAACAGATTAAGTAATCCTTCAAGATGTCATTTTGGAATTGTTGGCTCTATCTATAACCTTAATGACAACAGACCATTCAGCTTGGTGGATATGATGAAGCCATATAACTATTTGTATGATGCAATACATGATAGGTTAAACAAGCTGATAGCAAGGAACTGGGGTTCATTGGTTAGACTTGACTTTGCTAAGAAACCTAAAGGGTGGGATGTAGAGAAGTGGTTATACTATGCAAAGACTATGGGTCTTGCAGTAGAGGACAGCTTCAATGAAGGTAATGTAGGTGCAGCTACAGGTAAACTTGCAGGTGCATTAAACAATGCTTCTACTGGTGTAATTACAGCTTCTGATGGCAATCAGATACAGCAATACATTAATCTTCTTGAATTTATCAAGATGGAAATGGCAGAAGTTGCTGGTATTACTAAGCAAAGAGAAGGTCAGGTAAGTAATAGAGAAACAGTAGGTGGAGTAGAGAGAAGTATGATGCAGTCTTCTCACATTACAGAGTGGCTATTTGTAGTACATGAGGATGTCAAGAAGAGAGCATTAGAGTGCTTGCTTGAAACAGCTAAGATAGCATTGAGAGGCAGAAGCAAGAAATTCCAATACATCTTGTCAGATAATTCAATGAGAGTTATGGAGATAGATGGTGATGAATTTGCAGAAGCTGATTATGGTCTTGTAGTGGACAACAGTAATGGCATTCAAGAATTAAACTCAAAACTTGATACTTTAGCTCAGGCAGCATTGCAGAACCAGACTCTATCATTCTCAACTATTATGAAGTTATTCAGTTCATCTTCACTTGCTGAGAAGCAGAGACTTGTTGAAAAGGATGAAAGAAGTATCCAAGAAAGACAGGCTCAAGCACAGCAACAGCAGTTGCAAGTACAGCAACAGGAGATAGAACAGAAGGCTCAGATGGAACAGGCTAAGATGCAACAGGAAGACAGACTTAATCAAAGAGATAATGAGACAAAGATTCTTATTGCACAAATGCAAGCTTATAGCAAGAATAGTGAAGATGATGGCATAATAGAACCTGAATACTCACAAGAGGCTAAAGATAAGCTAATGGAGCAGATAAGAGAATTTGATGAAAGAATAAAACTTGACAGGGAAAGGCTTGAGCTTGATAAGACTAAGGCAAGTACTGATGCAAGATTGAAGGAAAAGCAAATAAATAAAACTTCAAATAAAACAACTCAAAAATGAGAAGATTTAGAGATATTATAGAAGATATAAAAGCCCCAAGTGTTCAAAACTTATGGCTTAATAATGGGAAACTTAAATACTACGGAGAGAATGGATGGCAAAATGTTAAGGGTCAAGATGCTCCTACTGTAAAGTGGAATGATATTGAAGACAAGCCTGAAACCTTCACTCCTTCAGAGCATACTCACACAAAGTCAAACATAACTGACTTCCCTACTTTAGCTACTGTAGCTACAAGTGGTTCATACAATGATTTAAGTAACAAACCTGACATACCCCCTGCATATTCACTGCCTAATGCCTCTACCTCAGCAAGAGGTGGAGTATTAATGGCAACAGCAGTTGCAGATTTAGCTGGTACTGAGGATGCTGCTACAATATGTACTAAGGTTAATGCCCTATTATCTGCACTTAGAGCTTCAGGAGCATTACAATCATAAAGAAAAAGATGAAAGTAGTAAGGAATTTATTGATTAGTAGTATTGAGCCTACAGATACAAATGTGGGATGGTTAAAACCACTTCCAGATGGGAACTTCAAGTTATTTTTTTAATAATGGTGGCTGGACTCCTATCTTGATAGATATTACCATAGAATCTGTGGGTCAGTTAGTATTTCAGTATGTAGGAGATGTTCCAGATATAGTAATATCACAATAAAAAAAGAAAATGGGAAAAATAAAGAAGATTTTAGAAAATGAATTAGTAGGTGGTACACAGACTACTGATGTATATCCTGTTACTTCTATTAAGGCTGTTTATGATGAAGATAATGAAAGACTTGATAACATTATAAATAGAAGGGGAATAGTTAATATATCTACTAACTATAATAGTGACCATATAGCAGAAGTATTAACATTAAGTCAAGCTATTGCTAAGGTTCCATCAAAAGATAGAGTACTTGGATTTCAAGGTAAATTTTTAACATCTGAAGGATGGAAGTCTTATATGTTTACTGGAAATTCCTTATCTAATTGGACTGATGCTACTAAATGGATAGAACAAATAACATCAGCTATATTAGCACAAGAACTTGGAAACAGTTCAACTAAGGCTATATCACAAGAAGCAGTTACTAACGAGATAAACATTCTTAAAAGTAAAGATAATTCTCTTACGTTAATAGTAGGTAAAGAAGCAAATATTAAGGTCGGATGGATTAATGTGAATGGACAAATATCAACGAATAGAGGATTGTATACTGAAATCGCAGTAGAAGAAGGTGATACATTCTCTTATTATGGTAGTTATGGTGGTGCATGTGCTGGATATATTATCTATGATAACAATAATTCTATTTTGGTAAAAAAAGAAAAAGCAGATTTAGGAAATATTTCTGAAGATATAGAAATTCCCGAAAATGGTGTATTGTTAAAGTCATGCTCTTTTACAGATACATTTAATATTACGTATAAAGGAAGCATTAAGGAGAAAATAGATAAGTTGAAAGATCTGTCTAGTAATCTATCACTGTATCCACTTAATCCAACAAATTCAGTAAAAGGAAAGTATGTAAATACAAGCGGAACTTTAAATGTATTCGAAGAAGCAAGTTATCTGGAATTTCTAATTAAAGAGGGTGATGTAATTTCATATGAAGGATCTTATGGAGGCAATTGTGCTGGTATAGCTTTTTTTGATAATAACAATGCTCTAATATCTGTTGAGCAAAAGGAAGATTTAGGAAACATAAAAACAGAGTTTACAGCTCCAGCCAATGTATATAAAGCAATAGCCAGTACATTTAAAAATAACCTAATTGTGTATTATAAAAATGGTTTAAGAGGAGTTTTAAATGAGAAACTTAAAACAGATGATTTTAGTAAATATTATCATTACCAATCTTTATATGAGAAGTTTGATTTTTCAAAATTAACTTTTAATCCCCGTGATATAGCAGTAAATCAAGCAATATTATTTTCTGCATGGGTGCCTAAAAATGGACATGAAAATGATGAAATATATATAATAGCCCTATCAGCATATTATAATGAATCATTAGATACTCAAGAGCCGACAAGATATGACATATGGGTATATAATCAAACAGTAAGAGTTGATGTGTTGCAATATATCAATAAAACACCATCAACACAGGATAGATATCATATTGTATATAAAGACACAGAATATGGGACTCTATACATGATAGTAGATACAAGTATACTAGCACCCTATAAAGAAAATAATAAGTATAAGGCTATTATATGGGGACAAAGAGAATACAAAATTAAAACAAGAGATGCAAATGACCCATTTTTGTCTGATACTTTGTGGAATAAAGAAGATGTACCAGTTACTAAAGATTATAAAATTGTTTGGTTTGGAACATCTATTCCAGCAGGCGGTTACCCTTTGATAGTAGGTGCCTTATTAGGATGTACTGTCTACAATGAAGCCGTTGGAGAAAGTCTTGTTAGACTTGGTTGGGGTAAGAATTGTATAGCAGAAGGTGATAAAATCGACAAATGGGGATGCAGTGGTACTGATACAAGTGCTTTCAATCCAATATCAAATACTATTGCCGCATTAGCTAAATCTATGTCTGCATCTAAGGTTGAGAAACAATATCTCATTGACAATCTTGCGCATTTCGAAAAAATTACGGGAGGAAAATTAAATAGAGAAACTTATACAGATGCGGTTATAATGGGATATAGCTATGAAGAAAAATTGCTTAAATATATTGATAGTAGTAGAGAGGATTATACACCTGTTGATTTGATTGTATTTGACCATGGACATAATGATTTAAATCCTGACGGTGACCCTAGATGGGATACATACGACATTGCCAATAGAGATAAAGATAATTATTGGGGGGCAATGAACTTTCTTATGGATATAATAAGAAAATATAATCCTCATCAGAATGTCTGTCAAATATCACATTATCAAGGGAATGTTGATTACTCAGCTAATTTTTATAAAGCTCAGCAACAATTTGCAGAGCATTGGGGTATTCCGTTTATGGAACTTTACAAGCTAACTCAAATGTCGACGAGTGAACAAGTTAGAACTAGTGGGTATTGGGGTTATACAGATGGAGTATGGCACAATGAAGGGTTCATCTTTATAGATAATGGCAATGGTACTTATACAACGAATCAAAGTTGTATCATTCAGTATGATTTTGGCATCGGCAATGGGACGTATAATTCAAATACACAGCTTTTTACAACAAAAGTATTAGAAAAACTTCCAGCAAATACTACTGCAAGGGATATTAAAACCATTGACGGTGTTACTACATGTTTATTAAAACCGAGAGAAATGTACATGAAAGACAGGCTTCATCCAATATCAGATAAGAGTGGAAATGCTAATAATAGGATTGCTACCTTATTAGCTTGTTGGTTAAGGTCTGTTTTTATTATTGATTAAATATACATTGATTAAATATTTGTAGAATAGGCTGGTAAACTTAACATTTAAACATTTTACTCACGAAATAAATGTCGTGAGTAAAATAAATTAAGTTTAATATACTTAATAAATGACTTATATTGTTGTATAAGTCATTTATTTTTTATATATTTGTGCCCATAAAATCATAAGTTATGGTAAGTAAGTATATAAACATAATTATAGTTGCATTAATAGTTTCTTTATCTATTGGCTCTTATATTTTATATACTAAGAACCAAAGATTGCAAGAAGAGTTATCTGTATCAATATCTAATGAAAAGGCATTTATTGCTGAAAACTCTTCACTAAGAGATGAGAATAGAGTATTTAAGTTTACCACAGAACAGCTCAACTATTACAATGATTCTATCTTAGAAAAGATGAATGAGGTCAGGAAGGAGTTAAAGATAAAGGATGATAATTTGAAACAGATGCAATATCTTTTATCTGAGGCTACAAAGAAAGATACAATAGTATTTAGAGATACTCTGTTCAGAGAACCTACATTAAATATAGATACACTTGTAGGAGATAAATGGTACCAAATGAGGCTTGGGCTTAAATATCCAAGTACAATTACTACAGACCCTAAGTTTGTTAGTGAGAAGTATATAATGGTGGACTATAAGAAGGAGACTATAAATCCTCCAAAGAAATGTTGGTTACTCAGGCTATTTCAAAAGAAGCATAAAGTAGTAGAAGTGAATGTTGTGGAGAAGAACCCTTATATTGAGAACAAACAACAAAGATTTATTGAAATTGTAGAATAATTATGATTGACTTAGGAATACTAATCACTGGAGGTATAGGGCTTATTACCACAATAGTCAGTGGCTGGGCATCATGGTTCTTTGCAAGAAAGAAGTATGATAGTGAAGTTGATAGTAACCTCATAAATAACATGAAAGAATCACTGGACTTTTATGAGAAGCTCTCTACTGATAATAGAGAGAGATTGGAAGAGGTACTAAAAAGAAATGCAGAATTGGAGCAGGAAGTAGAGGAACTTAGGAAACAGATGTTTAACCTTATGAGTTCCATATGTACTGACCTTACCTGCCAACTGAGAAAGAGAAACTTAAACCTTTTTAATGAGCATGGAGTTAATAGTGGACAGAAAATGGAAGAAGCAGAGCTACACCATAAGTAATCTTACTATTGATGGGAAGTGGTTTTGCAATGTACTTGAAGATGCTGATAGGGGGTTAGATGACTCTATGAGCATAGCTAAAATTAGGGAATTGAAAAAGCCCTCAATTACAGCTATCCCAAAAGGTACTTATGAAATTACCTTAGATGTTATCTCTCCTAAGTATTGTACTAATAGTTTTTACAAGCAAGTATGTAATGGTAAGGTACCAAGACTACTTAATGTAAAGGGATTTGAAGGCATACTTATTCATGCTGGCAATACTGACAAAGACTCAGCAGGATGTCTATTAGTAGGTGTCAATAAAGTTAAGGGTCAAGTAATAAACAGTAGAGAAACTTTCAAAGAGCTATACAAGCTCCTTAAAGACAAGCATGATAAAGGTGAAAAAATAACCATTAAAATTCTATAGTTATGGCAAAGAAATGTGGTTGTAAAGGAAAAGGTAAAGGAAGTTCCTGCTGATGGCTACTATGGCTATGGTTATGGTAGAAGAGACATCAATGGTAAGGCTAATGCAGGTCTTACTCTGATTATGCAGAACTGTTTAAGAACTGGTTTGGTGATGGTATAGAACAGAAGATAGTTGAATCTGCTATTGTATTCTGGTTTAAGGATGCAGATTGCAAAGCTGAAAACAAGGTAGTAGAATATCTTGGAGAATACTAATAAGATAAGGGTAAGAGATAATCTTACCCTTTCTTTTTGCCTATATTACAAGTATTTTATTTATATAGATAAAAGCAATTTATTTACTATATTGTAGATATGCAAAACTTTACTTACCTTTGCACTGTTTTAAGAACAAAAAGGTAGAAGAATATGGAAGAAGAACTTAGCTTAGATAACATCTTGGGAGCAGAGGAAATTGAGAATCTGTTTGTAGAAGATGAGGATACACAGGATACCCCACCTGCAAATGGGGAGCCTCCTAAGAAAGAGGAGGAACCAGATAATGATAAAGAAGAAACTACTGAGGTTGTTAATGTAGATAACTTGTTTACTGATACACCAGAGAGCGTAGGTAGTGGAAAAGAAAATACAGAGGAAAAGGAAGATACCACTCCTAAAGGGGATGGCACTTCTCCCAAAAACTTCTACTCTTCCATTGCCAAAGCCTTGAAAGAGGAAGGTATCTTCCCAGACCTTGATGATGAGGGTTTATCTAAGGTTAAAGACCCTGAAGACTTTAGAGATTTAATTGACCAACAGATAAAGGCAGGTCTTGATGAAAGGCAGAAAAGAATTGATGAAGCCTTGAATGCTGGAGTTGAACCTACAGAGATTAGAAAGTATGAGAATACTATAAACTTCCTTGATTCTATTAAGGAGGAGAATATCTCTGATGAAGGTGATAAGGGAGAAAAACTTAGAAAAGACCTGATTTATCAAGACTTTATCAATAGAGGTTATAGTAAGGAAAGAGCTGCAAGAGAAGTGCAAAAGTCTTTCAATGCTGGTACTGATATTGATGATGCAAAAGAGGCTTTGAAAAGTAATATTGACTTCTTCAAAGATAAGTATGATGAGCTTGTCAATGAGGCTAAGTCAGAAGCAGAACAGGAAGAGAAAGAAAGAAAGGAACAGGCTGAAAAGCTTAAATCATCAATCCTTAATGACAAGGATGTGTTTGGGGATTTATCAATAGATAAATCAACAAGACAGAAGATTTATGATAATATAGCTAAGCCTGTGTATAAAGACCCAGAGACAGGAGAGTACTTTACTGCTATCCAAAAGTATGAGATGGAGAACAGAACAGACTTCCTAAAGAACATTGGGTTACTTTTCACACTAACTGATGGCTTTAAGAACCTTGATGGTTTGGTGAAAGGTAAAGTAAAGAAAGAAGTAAAGAAAGGTCTTAGAGAGCTGGAACATACTCTCAACAACACAGCAAGAACCTCAGATGGTAATCTAAAGTTTGTCAGTGGAGTTGATGAGGACCCTGAATCTTTCATAGGAAAAGGGTGGAATCTTGATGTCTAAGCCTATAGTATAGAGTAAAATAACTGATAAATTAAATTATTTATGGCTGGAAAATTAGGTAAGTTTCAAATGGTAGGCTTCCAACACTGGAAGGGTCTTACTAAGGAAAACCACCTTGGTTCTATCTTTCAGTTAGCTCCACAGAAGGCTACAAACCTAATGGTGCAACTGTTGGCTTATTACAGAGGAAAGACACTTGACACATTCCTAAATCAATTCCCAACAAGAGAGTTTGAGGATGATAATGAATACTACTGGGATGTTATTGGCTCTTCAAGGAGAAACATTCCTCTTGTAGAGGCAAGAGATGAAAATGGTACTGTTGTTACAGATGCCAGTGGTATGATTGGAGTAGGCACTGCTCCCTTCTATTTGGTATTCCCTGAGGATTGGTTTGCTGATGGTGAGTACATTGTAGGTAATCTGAATGAAATCTATCAGTTCAGAATACTTGGAGACCCAAGAATGGAGGGTACTAATGCAGTGTATAAGGTAGAGCTTGCTGGTGGTAACACAGCAGGTGTTCCTGCTGAAAGACTGCTTGCAGGTGAGAGATTCTCAGTTGAAGCTGCATTTGTTGAGAAGGAGCTTTCAAGAAAGGTTGGTGATGTAAGATTTACAAGCCCTGTTTCTATGAGAAATGAGTGGTCTGTAGTAAGAATCCAACACAAGGTTCCAGGTTCTATGTTGAACAAGAAGCTGGCTGTAGGTATTCCTATTGTTAAGGAAACTGAGGGTAGATATACTAAGTCAGTTGCTACAATGTGGATGCACAATGTAGATTGGGAAGTAGAACAGCAATTCTCTGAGTACAAGAACAATGCACTTGCATTTGGTAGAAGCAACAGAAATGCCAATGGTGAGTACATGAACTTTGGTAAGTCTGGTAATGTTATTAAGACAGGTGCTGGTCTGTTTGAGCAGATGGAAGTTGCTAATACTATGTATTACAACACATTCAGCTTGAAGCTTCTTGAAGATGCTCTATATGAGCTTTCTGCTTCTAAGTTGGACTTTGGAGACAGATACTTCTTGATTAAGACTGGTGAAAGAGGTGCTATCCAATTCCACAAGGAAGTACTAAAGACAGTATCAGGTTGGGCACAATTTGTTCTTGACAACAGCTCTATTGGTGTTATTCAAAAGACTCAATCTAAGTTGCACCAAAACTCATTGAGTGCTGGTTTCCAATTTGTTGAGTATAAGGCTCCTAATGGTGTTAGAGTTAAGATTGATGTAGACCCATTCTATGATGACCCAGTAAGAAACAAGATACTCCATCCAAATGGAGGTGTTGCATTCTCTTACAGATATGATATTATGTACATTGGTACTATGGACCAACCTAATATCTTTAAGTGTAAGATTAAGGGTGATAATGAGTACAGAGGTTATCAATGGGGTCTAAGAAACCCATTCACAGGTCAAAAGGGTAATCCTTATATGTCATTTGATGAGGATTCTGCTGTAATTCACAGAATGGCTACTCTTGGTATCTGTGTTCTTGACCCAACAAGAACTATGTCATTGATTCCTGCTATTTTGCAAGGATAAACTATAAAGGGGAGTAGGGGTAACTCCTGCTTCCCTTAATTTATTTTTATTTCTATTAAATAAGGAGAAGATATGTCAAAGGAAAAGGAAGAAGTAGATTATGGTACACTTGGTTTTGAAGTAGATGATACAGCACTGCCATTGAGGGAAGTGCCAAAAGAAGAGGAAAAACCTGCAAGGAGAAAACCAAAAGCCTCACAGGAAGTGAGAAATATAGAAGAGGATGGTGATGAGCAGTTGATAAGCTGTTTAAGAAATGAGAGAGTAATTGTCAGATTCATTCCCAAACTGGGAGGAATATGGGGAACTAACCCTAAACATCTTCTTGCTGGAGGTATGGCAGAAGGGTCTGTTAGAGTATTTGTAGTACCTAGGCTGTCATCAGGCATGTATGTCAATGTACTTACAGACAAGGAGAAGGCATTCTTGGAAGATGTAATGGGCTTGGAATACAATGCTCTAAGTATCTATAAGAAGGTAGATAACTTCTGGAATGATTCTAATGAGAGTGGGATAAATAAGGTAAGACTGACAAAGCAGGATAATTACCTTAACCTGTCCAATCCGGAAGATTATATAAGATATAAAATACTCTTGGCTAACAAGGACTTTGTTGCACCATCATTGCAGGCTTTGCAAGATAGACCTAAGGCTTCATATCAGTTTGTCATCATCTCTGAGAATGATGAGACAAAGACTGCTCAGGATAATATGAGCACTACAATGAAGTGCTATAAGGAGTTTGGAAAGATTGAGAGTGATGTGGATACTTTGAGAGTTATCATAGAGACTGTTGATGGAAGACCTACATCTCAAAATGCTAAACTAGAGTTCTTGCAGACTAAGGCTAATGAGCTTATTCAATCCAATAACAAGCTCTTCCTGAAGGTTATCACTGACCCAATGTTACCTACTAAGGTATTCATCAAGAAGAGTATAGAAGCAGGATTGATTTCAAATAGAGGAGGTTTCCTATACTTGAGAAGTGACAATACTCCACTATGTGAGGCTAATGAGGAACCTACATTGAATACAGCAGCCAAGTACCTGAACTCTCCAAAGCATCAGGAAATCAAGTTTTCCTTGGAGGCCAAGTTAAAATAAAGAAGAATATAAGATTATGACACTACAGGAGTTTTCAGATGAATTTGACGTTCTCTACAATAACATATCCAGTAACCAAGCTCCGGGCCTTAATGAGTATGAAAAGTCTGTGTTTCTCACAAAAGCTCAGAATGAGATAGTAAAGAACTACTTTACTTCTACCCAAGGAGGTAACAAGTACCAGCAAGGGTTTGATGATTCTGCCAAAAGACAAATAGATTTCTCTACTCTTCTAGTGCAAGAAGCCTGTCCCTTGATAAGGGTGGATTCCAAGAGGGGAACTGATATTTTGGAGGGTGTCACAATCCCCGGAAATATCTATGGCAGTGCTCCTGAAGCTGTATTATTCAATGCCCCTAGCTTTATTGACAAAATACTGTTAGTGGTATCAGAAAGGATAATCATTAAGGATACAGATAATAATGTAGATAAGTATTATCAGGTAGTGCCTATAAAATTAGATAGTTTGCTTAATAACCTGAGCAAGCCCTATGGAAGACCTTTAAAGAGGCAAGTGTGGAGAGTTATAGAGACTTTTGGAGACCCTAAAGGGTCTGAAGACCAGACTGTAATTCCCACAAAGTACAATGGATTCAGGTTTATATTGCATGATGCAGATGAGAAATTCCTAGGAGAATCTGGAGGTGAAAGTCCAGAGGATACCAAGGCCATTTACTTTATCACATACCTAATCAAGCCTAAGCCAATAGTATTGGAGAACTTGGTTGGTGTATCAGTAGATGGAGAATTACAGCAATCTCCATGTGTCTTGAATAGTGAACTACATCCTGAAATTCTTCAAAGGGCAGTAGAGTTAGCTAAATCTGCTTATATGGGAGATTTGAAAAGTAGTGTTGAACTGGGACAAAGAAGTGAATAATGACAACTGAGGAATTTTCTAATGAATTTGATGTTCTATTGAACAGTTACTCTTCAGGTGGAATTGAGTTCAACGAGTATGAGAAATCAATCTTTCTTACAAAAGCCCAAGAAGACCTGTTAGTGGAATTATACAATGGTAAGAACCCATTCAGGGAATCATTTGAAGAGACTGAGGAAATAAGGAGATACCTGAGCAACTTGGTGAAGACTTATACCACTACTGAAAAAATAGCAGACATTACTGGAATATCTGATAAGTCTGTATTCTTCAAGTTACCTAGTGACTTGTGGTTTATAGTTTATGAATCAGTTGAGCTGAGGGATGATAAGCTAGGCTGTAAGGATGGTAACCAAGTACTTGTGGTACCCACTACCTTGGATGATTACTACAATACATATAACAATCCATTCAGGGGTCCGGGATACAGGAGAGTCCTGAGACTTGATATTGATAATGGGATTGCAGAAATAGTATCAAAGTATAATATAAGCAGGTACTTAGTCAGGTACCTATCTAAACCCAACCCAATTATATTGGTAGCATTGCCTGCCCATCTAAACATAAATGGAGAAAGCAAGATAACAGAGTGTGATTTACATCCTGCATTGCATAGGGTAATACTTGATAGGGCAGTAGGACTTGCAATAGCAAGCAAGGGTTTGGATACAAACAGAACAAAATAAACTATTGTGTAATTTAACATTAAATTAAAATGGCAACATTTAGTACAAATCAGGTAAGGCAATTTTATGTAGCAACTGCATTTAAGACTCCCCATGTAATTGAGTCTGACACTGCTGGTGCTATTGCAGTATCAAATGATACTGAAAAGAAACACCTGTATTTTGAATATAAGGGAGCTGATAACAGAATGAGAAGTGACCTTATAGATATAGAAAACATTCTCTATGCAAAGGCAACTAGTGCTGATAGCATGGCTTACAAGATGAAGTCAGCTACCATAGCATTGGATTCAAGTGTTAATGGTGGTGCTCCAGTTGCAGGTCAGGATTATATCCTAAGAATTGCATTTAAACAGTATGTGGGCATGTCTGATGAGGACCAATACTTCAAATATGGCATGGTTCATGCTTATTCTGGCATGACTGCTGATGTGTTCTACAAGACTCTTGCTCAATCTATTGCTAAGAACTTTAGCAGGGAAATAGTTCCCTTGATTAAGATTGAGGTACATAGTGCTGCAACCAAGAGCAAGGGAGGATTTGATGCAAATGGTTATATGACAGTAACTCCTTCTACTAAGGATAATGGCAAGAGTGATAGTACTAACCCATACTATGATGGTACTTCAGCAATTGTAGCTGACATTGACAGCATCAGAATTACTGAGGTAGAACAGCCTTGGAGATTAGGTGTTATGTCTCAGACACCAGTATATTTCACTGTACAGCCAGTTGAAATAATTGTAGATGGAGATGAGAGAATTTGGGGTACTGTAGAAATGGGTACCAATGGTACAATAGGTAATGGTAAGGTTATTGCAGACTTAGAGTACTTCTGTATGGGTGAAAGAGGAGACATCTACAGAGGCATTGGCTGGCCTAACAACATTCCTACCACTTATCTGATAGACCCAAGCAAGACATATAATGTGCTTGATATACACTATGCCTATGTAGGCAGTAATGAGTCAGTACAAAAGTCTGAAAAGACAATAACTATTGCTTGTGCAGATAAAGCAGTTCTCAATCAGATAATCGGTGCAGTGGAAACTGCTACAGGACTTACTATTGCAGACATCTCCTAAAAGCGAGATACAAATAAGGAGACTTTTATAGTCTCCTTTTTTTTTTATTTACCTAATTTGTGTAATATGATAAGATTTGCTACATTAAAAGCCTCAGGAGAATGCAGGCAGTTGGTAATTGATGCTTCTATAGAAGCATACTCCTTCTATGATGATGTCTATATTGACTCAGTAGTCATAGATACTCAGGATACCTTCATGACCTTTGGGCCATCATCAAGCAGTGTGTATACAAAAAGCATTGATGGTAATTCCAAGCATGTGACATTAATCCTAGACAAGACAGATTTCAATGCAGCAGTAGATTTTGGTAAGGACTTATTCTTTGTCTATATTACTGTCAAAGGTACAATGGCACCTGATACTCCATGTGGGTATGACAGATATTATGATTTAGGAATAGCTGTCAATATGCATAACCTTTATAAGTCACTGATGGGTGGCATCAGACAGGTAGAGGAGACTTGCAATATTCCCAAGCAGCTTATAGACAAATACCTTCAACTGAAGGCTTTTACTACTTCCTTAAAGACAGGGAACTATACTTTGGCAATAAAGTATTGGAACAAGTTCTTTAGGAACTGTGTGATAACAGATGATACAAGTACTAAATGTGAGTGCTCATTATGGATAACTTAAGTAATGTATTGGAAAGGGCATTAGCTACATACTTCAATGTACTTTCAAGTACAGGATATGTGTGTTATAATGATGTCAATAAGTTACTGCTTTTGTCCTTGATAGAAGAGCTTACTAGTGGCCCAATGTCTGCCTTTATAGATGATAAGGACTACAATAGCATGAATAATGCCCTATATTGTATATTTGGTACTTCATGCCTAATACCATATCCTCCTACTGAGGAAAGCTCTGCTGTGTATGGTGAAGAGGAATCTATCAGAATATCTGAGGATGACATGATAAGATTCACACAAGATAACAAACCTAGAACTCCTGCTATATAAGTTATATATTTGCTTACTGCAAAAGATTCAATTAAAACTATTGCAATATTGATTATAAATATCTATATTTGCAATAGTTTTTTATTTATTAATAAGCATGCATATATAGTTATGACATACAGAGAATTAGTTTATTTATGTCTGGATGAGGTAAAGAGTATATCAGATGACTCTACTTTCAATGAGAATCATATTATACTTTTGGCAGATAAGTATAGGGCATTCCTTATAAAGCAAAGATATTCTGATGTCAAGAAGCATATACCTGAAAGCAACTATCAGACTATATGTCTGGATTTGACCAAATCAGTATCTCCTTCTGGTCCATGTGGCAGAACCTATCTTATGAGTAAGGAAGGGGTACCTAATATATTAAGTGTCAGTAATACCAGAGTATACCCTATTGATTTCTATCAGGATAGTATAACCTTCATAAGCAGGGATAGGATGAGATATGTAGGATATGACAAATATCTACAGAACATAATATATTGCTCTCTTGCTCCGGATAACCACTTGTATTTAATCTCTATGAATCCCCAATTCCTTTACCTCTCCAAGATAAAGGTAACTGCTATATTTGAAGATGCCAGCATAGCCTCTGAATTGGAATGTGGAGACAATAAGGAGTGTGATGTGCTTGATAGGAAATTTCCTATTGAGGAGAGCCTTGTTACTCCTCTTGTAAGTCTTATAGTAGGAGAAGTACTGGGTGCTAAATACAGACCTGATGATAATAAGAACAATGCTAAGGATGATTCATCTGATGTTTCAGTAAAGCAGTAACCTATGAGTGATTGTCAAGAAGAGTATAAGAAATGGAAGGAGTTTAGGGCATCAGTGTGTCACTTGAATGAACATAGGACACATAAGGTATCAGGTTCCTTGGGTGTATATGATGCCTATAAGTATATAAGGAAAAACAAGTGGTTTGACATAGGCAGGCCATTGACTGAGCATGAGTTTTACAGCATTATAAGAAGAGTCAACAACTATCTGGCTGAAGAGCTGCTTAAAGGACATGATATTAGTCTTCCTCATAGGATGGGAAGACTGGAGCTGAGAAAATATGATGCCAAAATCTACCTTAAAGATAATAAGGTTGTCACCAATTTGCCAATAGATTGGGATAAGACATTAAGGTTATGGTATGAAGACAAGGAATCTTATGATAATAGGACTTTAGTTAGAATGGAGGAGAAAGAGGTATTTAAAATCCATTATAATAGAAGTAAGGCAGACTATAATAACCAAACCTTTTATGAGTTCAATCCCAATAGAGAATTAAGGAAAGAATTGAAGAAGAGGATAAAAGATGGCAAGATTGATGCCTTCAAGTGTTAAACTAAAGGATTGTAGAAATTTAATTGAGACGGATAAATGATTAATAATATTCAATATACTAACATCAGACAGATACTGGATAGACTGAAAAGGCATCCTCTATTGCAGAACCTTACACTTGAACAAGTGGTATCCCACCTAGTTACATTTATTGGGATATTTGGAATGCCAGAGTTATATTTAAATAGGGAGAGTGTACTGCATATAGAAGAGTTTAGGGCCATATTACCCTGTGACCTTGTATCCATAAATCAGGTGAAGGAGTGTAAGACTGGGATATGTTTAAGGAGTATGACAGATAATTTCATGCCTAGAGAACATCGTGATAAGTATGAAGGACATAAAAGACCACAAGAGTTTGCCTTTAAGACACAAGGCAGAGTAATATATACTTCCTTCAAGTCAGGAGATATAATAGTCTCATATAAGTCTGTTCCAATAGATGAGGATGGGTTTCCATTGCTCATAGACAATCCTGTGTTTATGAGAACACTTGAGCTATATATTAAGATGGAAGAGTTCACTACTTTGTTTGATATGGGAAAGATTTCTCCTGCTGTATTACAGAACACCCAACAACAATATGCTTGGTCAGCAGGACAATTACAGAGTGAATTTACTATACCATCACAATCTGAAATGGAATCAATAAGCAGAATGTGGAATACTCTTATTCAAAGGACAAGTGAGTTTGATAATGGATTCTCTTCTCTTGGCAATAAAGAGTATATAAAATTGCAATAGTATGATAAAGAAATCTACATGGCAGATAAAAGGTATGCAGAGGGACTTGTCTGTAAGCAAATTCTCTTCTGAGTATGCTTATGAGAACAAGAATATAAGGATAATGTCTACTGATGATAATACCCTGCTCAGCATAGTAAATGAGAAGGGCACTAAAGAGGCATCAAACATAGAAGGTATAGACTCTATAAAGGGATTACCTATAGGACAAGCTACAATTAATGGTTATCTAGTACTGTTCACTACAGACCAAGACAATGGAAAAGATTACATATATAAGATATGGTTTGACAAGGACAGCTTGCATGGAGTAATATTATATGATAGTAACAAAGGCAATCTTAACTTTAATCCTCTCTATCCTATAGAGACATTGTCATTCTATGAAGATGATAACATACAGAAAGTATATTGGACTGATGGATTAAACCAGCCCAGAGTTATCAATATTACTTCTATAGAAGATTACACACCCAATTCTTTTGACTTTGTTATGAGTTTGAATCCCGGTTCAACTGTTAACATAACCAATATAGAAAAAGGGTATAGTGGGATATTCCCGTCAGGGGTAATACAATATTGTGTTACAGTCTATACCAAGAATGCTCAGGAGTCCAATATACTGGCTATATCTCCTCTATATTACATAACAAAGTATGATAATGGAGGTAGTCCTGAGGATTCTTTATCTGTGAGTTTTAATGTAACAGTGTCTGTTAAAGATGTTGCATGTGAGTATGTCAGATTATATTCAATACTGAGAACTACACAAGATTCAACTCCCATTGTCAAAAGAGTTCAAGATATAAAGTTATCTTCCTCTACTCAAACAATCAGTTTTACAGATACTGGTAATATTGGAGAGAGTATTGACCCTACTGAATTATTATACTTGGGAGGAGAAGACATATCTTGTGGTACAATGTGCCAAAAGGACAATACATTATTCTTAGGAAATATCAATGTTAATAGAATTGAGCCTGATAGCTCTATTAGAGAGTACTTCAGAGGATTAAATGTAAACCTCAATACAGTTACCACAATTAATTTGGGAACACCTTCTGGATATTATCAACATGAGTTTCAGTTGAATAACAACTCTAGCACTATTAAGATATTTAAATATTTGGAGTGGTACAGATTTGGCATACAGTTTAAGCATAAGTCAGGCAGGTGGTCTTCTCCAGTATTCATAAAAGACGCTCAGATTACCAAAACACCCGGTACTAATGACTTATATGGTAGTTTTGGTGTTTCAAATCTGGTATTCTATAAGTGCATACCTGAGGTATCATTCAATGATGATACCATAATTGGTAAACTAAAGGATTTAGGATATATTGGATTCAGACCTATAATAGTATATCCCTCTATAGGGGATAGAGAAGTAATATGCCAAGGAGTTTTATGTCCCACTGTTTATAATGTTGGTGACAGATTCAGTAATTCCCCATTTGTACAGTCTTCTTGGTTCTCAAGACCCAACATTCCCTTTGATGTGGTGGAGTCAGAGTCTGGGGATGCAGGCTTGCCAGATGTGTCACCTATATTTGACGTTCCTGAAAAGGCATTATATAGTGACCAAACCTTGTCAAGATATGGTATAATAAATAATGATAAGCAGTTTTATTCTCCTAATGAGTCGGTTAATATAAATATTTCCTTGATTGATACAGGTACTTGGGCTGAGTGTAGGCATAGTAGTCCTATACCAGGAAACACTCATAGGAATGCGGAGATACAGAATATATCCTACCCTCCTGCCACTCCACGCCTTGCAGAAGGAAACCATTTGCTGATAGATTTTAGTGAATATGTGGAGAAGCATAAACATGAGTTTTTTGTAGACCAATCAATAGTTACTCTTCATTCCCCAGATATTGAATTTAACAGTGAAGTTGAGAATTATGATATTTCCAAGTGTAAGCTGAGGATAATAGGTGCAACTTTGGTAACCGCCAGTGTAGGGGATATTGACATTGTAACTTCTACCACAGGAACTACCATGGTTGGCGCAGATAATGAGAAGTTCCCACCAACAGGGTTTTATAAGGAGTCTTGTGGTAGTGTCAACATATCCCCTTGGGCATTCAGAAGCCAATTGGCTAATATCAACTGGATAGATAATATTCAAAGAGACTTTGGTGGTGTTATGCCCTCACAATATAGAAGGATGCAGGTAGGCTTTGCCACATATCCTTGGCATAGGAGTGGAGGTCTTGATGGTACAGGCTGGGCAGATGAGAATGGATATAGACCTGCCAAGTTACAGTATAAGAGGCTATCCAATTTGAAATTCTCTGCCACTAACCTGTACCTTAGCAGTACTAGTACATGGGATTCAGGGGAACTTGCAGATGCACAGATTTTTAATTCAAACGAGGTTACTCCACTCAAATTGAAAGCTCAGGAGCATTCTGGAAAAGGCACTTTAGTGTACTATGGAAATGTAGATAAGATTACTTCAAATACTGAATATTCAGGTAGTGATTATTACCAGATTGTAACATCTTCCACCTATAATCAGAATGATACCTCATATACTAACCACGACATATATGTTGGTGACTTTACACCTACCATACCTTTCACTAATAACTCAATAAATAAGGCATATGACCCTGTACACATAAAGTACAAGTCTACCCCTCATGCTGTTATTGTACTTGAAGACAAGTACAACTTGGGTAAGTACTCATATAAGGTTTTGCCTACTATCATAGATGGTAATGATTATGGAGAGCCTACATCTAGTAGTTGGCCTGTAAACCATGTTGCAATAACTCATGATGGTGCCCCTAACTTCTGGGATACTTTGGAAGTATACAACTCTGTGTCTCAGGATGTTATAGGAGACTTTGTAGGTACTGGTCCTAATAAGACAGTTAAAAGTATCCAATACGGCTGGTGGTGGTTAGCAGAATTATACAGAGATGATGTCACCAATAGGTTTGGAGGAGAGTCTGATGATGCTATACAGAGTAATCAATGGTTACCATGTGGAGAAACTACCTATTTCTATGATGATGACTCCAGCCATACTTATCTTGTAAAGTACTTGGAAGGAGACACATACTTCCAAAGATATGACCATTTAAAGACTTATCCATTTACTTTGGAAGATGAAAACTCGGTGACTGAGATAATGTCATTTATGTGTGAGACAAGGGTAAATCTAGATGGCAGGTATGACAATAATAGAGGCAATACTTCTAATCTATATATAACCCCTGAGAACTTTAACAAGCTAAATCAAGTATACAATCAAAAGGATAACTTCTTTACCTATAAGGTAAGTACTGATGATACTTCGGTATTGAACAAATTTCCTAATGTGGTTACTTGGACTAAGACTAAGACTGCTGGAGAACTTATTGATACTTGGACCAATATCACTCTTGCATCCACTCTTGATTTTGATGGTGATAAGGGTAGTATAACAGCTCTGAGAATGTATAATAATAATATCCTTGCTTTTCAAGATAAAGGCATTAGTCAGATATTGTATAATGAGAATGTGCAGATTTCTCCCACTAATGGAGTGCCTATTGAAATTGCCAACAGTGGAAAAGTTACTGGTAAGAGGTACTTATCTGATAGTATAGGATGTTCTAATAAGTGGTCTATATGCAGGACACCTAATGGTACCTATTTTATAGATGATATTACCAAAGGTATCTTCCTACTCAACAACCAGTTGGATAACATCTCTGATAGGCTTGGATTCCATTCATGGATTAACAGTAGGTCAACTGGAATAAATGTATGGAATCCTAAAGACTTTAGTGGATTTGTAACATACTATGATAAGGTAAATGGAGATGTATTCTTCATAAGCAAGGATGAGTGCTTGGCATTTTCAGAACCATTAGGCCAGTTCTCTTCATTCTACAGCTATGAGAATGTGCCATATTTCTCCAATATACTAGACAGAGGACTGTGGGTAAAGGATGGGAAGCTATGGCTGCACAATGAAGGTGATTATAATACCTTCTTTAACAGTTACCAGCCTTTCTATACTACTGTCATATCCAATCCTGATATGACCCAGGATAAGATATTCAATACTCTTGAGTTCAGGGCAGACAGTTGGAACAGTGAAGGTAAGCTATTGGATACAACCTATGATACTCTCAGTGTTTGGAATGAATACCAAAGTGGTGAATCCAAGCTTACCCATGTACTTGGAAGACCTTCAAGTCTCAAGAAGAAGTTCAGGATATGGAGGGCTAATATACCAAGGGATAAATCAAACAATAAAGACAGGATGAGAAATCCTTGGTTATATCTTAAGCTATCTATGGAATCTGAAAATACAAATAAGACCATATTGCATGATATGGTGGTGCACTACTTTGAATAACTTGATGGAGATAGCCTAAAGGGAAGGTAAGTAATAAACTTATCTTCCCTTTACTTTTTAAATAATATTCTTGTATAATTCTGATACTTTACTTATCTTTGCAAATAAATTATTATAACATGGTTAATAGAAAAGTTATAAGGAAACACAATAGTCCTGTTACTACTGGTATCATTAATAGATATGATGATGGTGGTAGTATATGGGACATTAGCAAGCTTTTTACCAAAGAAAACTTAGGTAAACTAGGTCTTGGATTATTAGGCCCTGCTGGTAATGCAGCAAATGGTTTAATAAGTAATGGACTAAGTTCGGGAGCAGGCAATGCAGTCAATAAAGTAGGAAGTACTGTGGGTTCTGCCATTAGCACAGTCAACCCTTTATTAGGAGGCATTGTGTCTGCTGGTACTGGGTTGATAGGTGGTATAACCAATGCATTATTCGGTTCAAAGATTAATGAGGAAAATGTCAATAATGTCAGAAACTCCAATAATGCCCTGAGTACAGTTAAAGTTGATAGCAGTAGCAATGACTCTATACTTAATCAATGGTCTAATCAGGACTTTGGAGCAGACTTCTCCCAATCAGATATTGGGAAAGATGGATTGTTCAGTGACAAGGCAGAAGATTTATATAATGAGTTGAAGAAGGAACAGGAGATAGCCAGAGGCAGAGCACTGCTAAGTTATGATAATGCAATAGAAAGTGCTGATAAGATGAATGATTTAAGAGCTATGTCCAATTACATGGCAAAGGGAGGTAAGATTCATATCAAGCCTGAGAACAGGGGCAAGTTTACTGCCCTTAAAAAGAGGACTGGAAAGTCAGCATCTTGGTTCAAGGAGCATGGTACTCCTGCACAAAAGAAGATGGCTACCTTTGCCTTGAATGCTAGAAAGTGGAAACATGATGATGGAGGATGGATAGATGAAGAGTTTACTTTGCCTTACAGTGCCTATATAGCAGACAGGGTAAATAACATGGGACTTAATAACTCTCAAAAGGCTGCTGTATACAGTTCAATATATGGGGAATCAAGGTTCAATCCCTATGCCTATAATCCCAGAGGTGGTGGAAAGGGAGCACATGGAATCATGCAATGGAGAGGTGCCAGAATACCTGAAAGCTCTTATCTGCCTAGCCAAATGGACTACTTGGAAAATACACTTAATAGTGTAGATAGGATGAATTGGTTGAGTAAGAGAAGTCTGAACAATTTCAAGAAATCCAATACTCCTGAAGCTTCCTCCTCTGCATTTGAAAGAGGATATGTCAGGGGAGAGGAGTTCTCTAGAACCTCTAAAAGAAAGAAGGCAAGGTCTGTATATGACAAGATGCACACTCCCAGTCTGTCTGACTTATCAGATTATAATATGAGAACTATTACCAAACCTAATATACAAATACCCTTTAATCCATTTGGAGATGGTGGCCTCATGGGTACTCATGGAGCAGATTTTACCAATGGTGTCACTGTTATAAATAATGGAGGATACCATGAAGAGAATCCACATGAAGGAGTACAGATTGGGGTTGATTATAATGGAATACCTAATCTTGTGGAAGAAGGAGAGGTGATTTATAATGATTATGTATTTAGTAACAGGATTAAAGTACCTGATTCAGTGAAGCAGAGGTATAAATTGAAGGGTGGCAAAGGTCTGACATTTGCAGATGCTGCCAAAAGGATTCAAAAGGAGTCTGAGGAAAGACCCAATGACCCAATAAGCAAGAGAGGGCTGGAAGATGGTCTCATAAAGTTAATGCAGGAGCAAGAGGCTCTTAGAGGACAGGGGCAATATGGACTTGAAGGAGTACAATATGCAGAAGGAGGTCTTATACCTGATGATTACACATATACTCCGGTGTTTGGTTCTTGGAAATCAGGAGAGATGCCAGAGGTTACAGCTACAGCAAAGAGGCCCAGCATGATTAAATATGTGGATTATAATATACCTTCTACCATAGAGCCTATAGGTATTGATGGGCTTTATGCAGGATTTAGTGGCCTGTCTCCTATGGAAATATCAGGTATTGGTGAAGTAGGATATGATATACCTTCTAATGTGGAAGGTACAACTCCTGCTAAAGTTAGGGTACCCAAAAGAAAGGGTAATACAGATAGAAGAGGATTTGATGCTACTTGGCTAAGATATGCACCTGTAGTAGGTTCTGCAATAGGATTGGGTCAAAGTATATTCAGCAGGCCTGATTATACAGGACCTGATGCAATCATAGAGGCTGCAAACAAAGTAGGTAATTATGTCCCTGTAAGCTATAAGCCAATAGGGAATTATCTGCAATATAAACCACTTGACAGGAACTTTTATATAAATAAGCTTGGTGCACAGGCTGGTGCAACAAGAAGAGCTATTATGAACTCTTCAAGTCCTTCAAGGAATGCCGCACTACTTGCAGCAGACTATAATGCACAAGGCAAGTTGGGAGACTTGGCAAGACAGGCTGAGGAGTATAACTTGGCACAGAGACAGATGGTAGAGCAGTTTAATAGAGGAACCAATCAAGCAAACTCTGAGATGGGGCTTAAAGCTGCAATGGCTAATCAGGAGGCTGCACTAAAGGCAGGAAGTACAAGGCTAAGTGGTATTACACAAGCTATGGCAATGAGAGATGCAATAGATGCAAGAAGAGGTGCAAGTATGAGTGCTAACCTGACTAATCTGTTTGACTCATTGGGTAATATAGGAATAGATGCTTATAACAGGTCTGACAGGGATATGCTAATCAACTCAGGGGTATTTGGTACTCTAAGCCAGAAACCTAAGGAATGGAGTAAAGAAGAGTGGGAGGATTACAAGATGTCTATAGCAGGAGGCAAGTATTCTAAAGGAGGAAAATTAAAGAAGAGAAGAGGAGGTCTCACTTACTAATATGGCAAATTATAGTTTGGTTGTAAATAGCAAGTTCCAGCCTTTCTCTTTTGACAGGTACTTGCAACCATATCAAATATATGGTCAGAATTATAAGGAAATTGAGGAACAATATACTGACTTGTCTACAAAGGCTGGTATATGGGATGGCTTAGCCAATGAGCAGACTGACCCATATACCTATAAGATGTACAAGACCTATGCAAATGATTTGGAGAATCAAGCCAGTCAGCTTGCAAGTGAAGGACTTAATGCTGTAAGTAGGAAGAATATGCTTAACATGAGAGCAAGGTACAGTAAGGAAATTATTCCTATTGAGCAAGCATATAAGGCAAGGACAGAAGAGGCAGCAGAACAATATAAGGGAAGAGCTGCTGGTATGGTATATGAAGGAGATGCTTCTACAGCATCATTAGACAGATACCTGAATAATCCCTCTATAAGATTCAATCAGGCTAATAGCCAAGAGGGATTCAAGAGGGTAGCTACTACTGCTTCTGCATTATCCAAAGGATTAAGAGACTACAGAAATGGCAAGAGGCTTGACCCTTATGTCAAGACTTGGCTACAAGAACACGGATATAAGGATACTGATGTAGCAAAGGCCATCAATGACATTCAAAGACTGATTAATGGAGACACTGATGTGGATACTAATGGAGTCCTTAATTCTATCCTTCAAGATGAGCTTAATGTTTCCGGAGTAGGCAAGTGGTCAGACAAAGCTGCTGTTATGGACTATTTCAGTAGAGTAGCTCCAGCATTATATCAGGCAGTTGGTCAGACCCAAGTATCTCCTTATGAGGATTATGGAGCCAAGTTATCAGCACAGGAGGCTATGCAGAAGAGATTGAAAGCTTTAGATGACCCTACCCCGACATTGAATTACAAGCCTAGGACATTATCACACTTAGAGGCTAATGGAATTATATATAATGCAAGGCAGACGATGAATAGATTGAATATTCCTGGGAAAGGACTGAAGGCTTCTTACTTTGGTAAGAAGGGTACATATAACCCATTAAAGGTGTACGAGGAATATAGGAAGATGACAGGACCTACAAGGTCAGGTATAGGAACTGAACTATACCAAGCTCAGTATGGAGTACATAGGTCTTGGTCTGATGTAGAGAAAGAAGCTATGGATACTCTCAAGAAGAAATATGGAGAGGACATAAAGATTTTGTCTGACGAAGACTATAAGACATTAAAGGATATTGGTTATACCAACAAGTCATCGCTTGATGACTTCAGAAATATGGATGAAACAATAAACTCTGCTGCAAAATCCTATACGGAATACTTTATAAATGGAGACCCTAAGTATCTATCAGAGGTATTGACTAAGAATATAAGTAACCAAAATAATTGGGAAAAATCGTTGGCTGGAAATGCAACTATCTTGGATAAAAACTTTAATAGAACTTCCAAGAAGTTTGACCCTGAAGATTATGGAACTGAGGACAATCCTATAGTGGATTTCAGTCACAGTACCAAACATAGGGACAAGGTAATAGTATCTTATAAGGATGGGTCAAAGGTTGCATTTAATCCTGACCTTATATCAGGGGAATTGGGTAACCTGTTCAGGCTATATGACAGAAGGATTAAAGAGTTGATGTCTGAGGGATTTACTGAGAAAGAGGCAGAGGATTATGAAGAAATGTTTCTTATGGAAGGTATAAGTTCTATAGGATTGGGTGGATATAACCAATCCTTGACAGAGACCAGTTCTAAAGTTGGAGGATAAGTAAATATGGAGTATCAAGATATAACAAAGACAGGCCCTGTAGGTCTTAAAGGACTTAAGGGACTTAACAGGGTCCCTGAAATGGGAGAGTTTGAATTGAGTGTATTGGGAGGTACAAGGGCATTACAACAGTCCTTGGCACCTTCCACCTCTGAGGAGGTAGGCATAGAGCTGGCTGACAAAGGATATGGACAAAGCATCTATGATGAAGACATAAACTTTGTCAGTCAGGCTGATGGCCTGAATGAAGTCAGAGCCATAGAGCAACCTTGGTATGCCCAGTTAGGGGCAGGTCTTGCCAAAGGAGCTGTGTTGACAGGTACTACCTTTCTTGATGGTACTGTAGGATTGGTGCTTGGTGCAGGCACTGCAATAAATGAGGGGAGATGGTCTGGTCTGTGGGATAATGATTTTTCCAAGGCTATGCAATCAGTCAATGAATGGTCTGAAGAGGCACTACCTAATTACTATACAAGAGATGAGCAGGAGGAGCCTTGGTATGAGAACATCTTTACTGCAAACTTCATAGGTGACAAGTTCATCAAGAATCTAGGATTCAGTGTAGGTGCCTTCTATAGCGGTAATATAACTGCTGCTGGATTGAAAGCCTCCAAACTGCCTCAATTAATAGGAGCCATTAAGAACTCATCAAAGGCTCCAGCAATAGTCAATTCTGCTGTAGGAGCCACTATCTCCTCAGTAAATGAGGGAAGAATAGAGGCCCTGAATAATAGTAAGGATTGGTTTGAGTTGCAAAAGGCACAGCTTGATGACAGGTATAATCAAAGGATGCAGGCTATAGGGGATGCTTATGGTGGTACTGAAATGTATAACCAGCTTGTATCTGCTGAAAGCCAAGCATATAATGAGGCACTGGAGAAGCTGAGTGAGGACAGGTTAAAGATGGGTAATGCGGATTTGCTCATGAATATACCTGTCCTGTTGGCTTCCAATATAACTCAGTTTGGCAAACTGTATGCCAATGGATTCAAGACTGCAAGAAAGACTACCAATATAATGGGAAAAGCAGGGGAATATACTGCTGGTACTACAAGGTTGGGAACTGTTGCTGCCATAACAAGAGGCGCCCTGTCAGAAGGTGCTGAGGAGATGGCACAGAGTATAGCAAGCAGGACAGCAGGTAATTACTATTCAACTGATGTAAACAACTTCTACAAGTCAAAGACTGACCCTGAAGCTTCACAAGAAACATTGGATTGGGTTAAGGCATTTGCCCAAGGAGTAAATGAGACTGTCAATGAGGGGTCTTCTTGGGAAGAGTTCTTTATTGGTGCCCTTACAGGTGCACTGGGTATGCCTAGATTCAGAAGCATGAGGAATAAGCAGGGAGGTATCCAATCTCCTATTACCATTGAGGGTGGGGCTATAAATGAGTGGAGAGATTACAATGAGAGGATGGCAAGGGAAGAGAGAATTGCCAACTACATGAATGACAGAGTAAATTCTCCTGAGTTTAAGAACTACTATCAAGGTCTTATCAGGCATAATAAGTATCAGAATGATATGA